TCATCAATTGCTCTTTCATGTTCTTCATCAATCTCTTTTTCTGTCATATCATCTTCAAAGTTTGTAATTCGACCGAGAAGTTCACATGTGTTGTAACCTTTTGCTTTGTCAAACAACAACCAAGAAGTGAATTGATCGAATGGATCAAAAGGATTATCGAATGTTGTTAATCTACAATCATTTGTCATACTTAATTCACTCCTTTCAAATACTTAGATACTGTTGATGTAGATACGCCAAGTTTATCTGCTATCTGTGCAATGGTATAAGAAGCAGACATAGCTTTGATTCTATTAGCAGTAGCATTAGTAATTGCTTTGGATTGTTTAGGCATAGCTTTCTGTCTAAGTGAATCAGCATCAGAGTTGTTTAAAATTCGTTTAAGAACCGTTTCACTAACAGCACCAGCTTGTATAGCTTTCCATTCGTTGTCAGTGATGACTATGTTTCTATCTTTTCTGGATACTGATCCGACTTCTTGTCTATACTTGGTCAAAGCTCGCTGACCTGCTTTCTTTATGTCTTTGGTTTTCATATCAGGATTAGCTTCTTTCTTAGAATTAACTGTAGCAGCAGCCATACGATTAGCTGTACGTTCCCTAACAGTATTCAATTCTGCAGTCTTTAGCTTATCCATAAGACTATTAACTTCAGTCTGATACTTAACTTTAGCACTTCTGTCATAAGCTATCTTACCAGTGGATGACATAGACACTCGAGCTTGGTTAGCTAACTTTTTCATACTATTAGCATAGTCTGCATAAACTAATTCCATCGGGTGTCGATACTGGGATACCAGGGTATTAGCATCATCTGTCTCCGCCATCTTAGTACTCTTCTGTTTACGTGTCTTAGTTATCTCGGTTACTTCTCCAGTACGTTTGTTGGCCTTCTTCACAGTATAAGTGGCATTATCCGCCGTCTTATAGATGAGGGATCCTTCTGGTCGAGATGCATCATACCATTCCTTACCTTTAAGATTTATCTTAGGGGTACCCTGACGTTTGTCCACATCGTACTCCCCTTTAGCACGAGAAACAATGGTGGAGGCGCCAGCATTTGTACGACCCTGGTATGCTCTCTTTAATTCAGCAATGTTGTTTTCTCTTTCACTTGCCTTGTAATCAAGCTTATGTTTCTCAGCATCAATAACAACCATAGAATGCCTAACTGCTCTAGCTAGTTCATCTTCTTTTGCACCCAACAATGTCATGTCAGTTATAAGATTAGAGATCTTACCCATCTCGGTATCAGTCTTCTTCATGATACGGAACTCACAACCATTGCGATAATAGTGTTTCGTACCATCAGGATCTGTTTTAATCTTGTCATACTGATATGATTTAGAATCAAATCCTTCAAGACCTTTAAGCTGTTTAGTAGATGTAATCTTAACCTTACCAGCTTTATCATGTGTTGGAATGCACATAACGGTATCGCCATCGAAGTCAGCACCAGATAAACGCTCAGCTACTTTGCTATTAATACCAATAGCATCGATAGAAGACTTGCCTATCATTCTAAGTGCTTCTTTGTTTTTGTTGTTAACCGTTACAATCGGAATCTCAAACGTTCCACCATGAGGATATCGAACAAGAGCAAGCTTCTGTCCATCTTTATAACCAGGAGCATATACTTCTTTCTCACTCATACTTGTGACTGGTAAAATAACATGATACTTCTGACCAGGTAATGCTGCTGCTTGCATATGTACAGCTGCCGAATCGCAGCTTTGAGCAAACTTATTTAGATAATACTTCTTGACTGTTGGGTTCTCCAAAGCCATAATCTCATCATATTCAGCTTGCTTGTTGGCTTTAGCAATACCTAATTGTTTTTTGGCCATATCCAATGATTGCTTGGACAAGAACTGTGATGGTAGAGCATCTTTCCATTCGGTCCAATCACCTTCATCGGAACGCTTATTAATAAGCCCAAGTCTCTTTTTACCAGACTTATCAGTATACCAATATTGTCCACCTTGATCTGCATCTTTGATAAGAGAACCAAACGGATTATCTGGATCAGACTTAATATCTTTAAGTACGTCTAACTTGGCTACCGACTTAGACTTATTGGTGTTAAATATAACATCAACACCTGGTGGAAAATCTTTCGGATCGCCATATACTGCCATACCTTTTATGTATTTCTTGCCATCGACCATGATACGGACCTGAGAATATCGAGATTCACCAAGTGATAAGTCAGCAACGCCAGGACGAAGTTCCATAACACCATCCTTTTGAATGCCGCCATCTTCTTTGTAACGGATCATCAATCTCTTAGAATCCATACTTTCAGGATAATGAAATTTCTTTTCATAGGTGTCTCCACCGTCTCTTGAAATATAATCTTTTACGGTTGCTATCTTATCTAACTCATAAATATCCTTATGTTCTTTACCTGGAATACAAAGAACCTTTTGAGTAGTCATTTGACCTGGATTAGTAACCTGTGAAAATCTTCCACCATATACTTCATAGCCTTCTCTTTGCAGCATATAAAGCGCTTGATCTAGCTTCTCTTTTGAAATATTAAGTTCTCGATCTACTCCAGTACCAACGTCGAGCATTCCATGTTCGCTTTCCTCAAGCTTTTTCTTGAGAAACTCTGCTGTCTCTTTAGATTTATTCATTCGAGATTCGGATTCAGCATTAAGTAATGAACGAACTGTAGATTCATTGAGTCCTAATTTACGTCCAATTTCTGAAGTACTAAGACCTTCTTTTTCTTTAAGTCGCTTAGCGGTATATACTTGGAGCGCTCTTCGTTCATCCTTTGCTAAAGACTTCTCGATTCGATATTGTGTTGTAGTTAGGCCGAACTCTTTCTTTATATTTTCAGGAGTTTCAGTCCAACCATTTTTCTTAAGTTCTTCAACTCTACCAAGAAAGTCTTTTCCGCTATGCTGGTATGGATCGTCTCCGGACCCCCAAGGATATCGACCACTACGACGTGGCATACCATAATGTTCAAGATACTCTTCTTTGGTCATAGACCCTGAACCTAAATATGAATCAATATCTTCTGTCACTGTATTCATAGCGTCAATTCTCCTTTCCTTCAGCTTTCTCGATTAACTTGTTAAAGTGAACAATAAGATCCATAATAGGCACAATATCTTCTGCTGTAGGCTCGAAGACAATAACCTCATCGTTCTTGTACATTCGCAATTCCATATCAATATCGCCTGGGCGAATCTTATACTCTAAACAAAATAAAGCAGCATATATTTTAAGCTGATCCATATGCCCAGATTTTCCGGTCTTCAAATCATGAATTCTAAGTTTGTTATTCCTAAAAGAAATAGCATCTGCTGTACCAAAGAAATAGTCAGAATAATATAAAACAACCTCAGTATCCATCTTGAAACCAATTGCATCGTTCACATATGCATAAATGGTTTTCTTGGAACGAGGTTGCTTAATTCCTAAATCAATAGTACGCTTAGCCCAATCATGAAGTACTGTACCCATTTCAGCAGCTTTCTTGTTTCTATAAACGTTAACTACCTTCTCGTCGTCATATCTGAGCCATGCAGATTGACTCGGCCCAAATGCTGCATGTAATCCCTCAAGATTTGAATGCTTTGTAAAGATCATCTAATACCTCCTTCATATTCTCAGGACAGATAAATCTCGAAAAAGACATCTCGTTCATACGATTTACATAGTATTCTTGATTTGGTCTTTTGCTAGCATTCGCGCTTTTCTTGCACTCTAACGATGCCCACTTGCCTCCAAACAAAATAAGTAAATCTGGGATACCTTGTATGTAGCCTGAATCGCTCTTCATAACAATGCATCCTGGAAATATCTCTTTAAGCTTTTTAATGAGCTTCGCTTGGAATTTGTTTTCTAACATACTTTCTCCTTTCATACGTTCAAAAACAAAAATGATAAGTAGACCAAAAATGGCCGAATTATCATCTTCTCTCTATAAAAGTCTATGATATTTCCGCGAGTAATGTTTTTTTCGCAGTCCCTTTATTTTGCTAATTCAAAATGATAACCTTTGTGTGTTTGTCTAGTTCGATTACCATACACTGCATCATGAATCGATCCGACGCTTCCACCTATTGCATCTGCGCATTCAGATATAGAATCAAAGACTTCACCGGTTTCAACAATCTTGACTTTGGTTCCTGGCCGTCCTCTATACTCATGCCTCGATAGATCAATGTCATTTAAAATATCAATGGGCACAATGTGATAGCCATGGCATGTATACAAACCTTCGCCGCCTCTTGTAACTTTCCCAAGCCAACTAGCATTAACCCCTAAATAATCTGCACAAGCTTGTATTGAATTAAATTCTGCTCCAGTCTCGACAACCCTAACTCGAACTCCGTCACGCTTAGTATTCCAATTTTCCATTGCGCTTCTCCTTTCTAAAATATCAATGAACAAAAAAGAAGAGCCCTAGTAAATAGGACTCCTCAGAAATTAACTAACATCTAAGATCATCAATTGAACAATCTAATATTCTAGCTATTTTATCAATTGCATAAAATGACGGTATATTAATTCCGTTTATGTAATTACTAATTGTTGATTGCGGAAACCCGGTTCTCTTAGATAATTCTAATTGATCGATTCCTTTGCATCGCATTATGTACCATAATCTTTGGCCAAGATCTTTTCCAAACTCATCACGAGTAAGATTTGAACTATCGGGCACTTCTCTAACACGACAACAAAAATCATCATAAAGTATTTTCCTACCATCCTTAAGAACAGCTGTAACCTGACCATATTTATCTTTCTTGCAGGATATCATTTTTTCAGCCAAAGCCGGGAAATGTGATTTAAAGTTGTCAATTATGTAATCTTCCATAAATTACCTCCTTTTCTCCTAAAATTATGTCTATGGACAAAAGCCCACTTTTTTTGCCTAAAAGTATTATAAATTTTTAAATATCAGTATTTCATATATTTAATTATTTTCGTACGGATAGGGTAGTAAAAGTGGGTTTTTGACCAAAATATCAGTATTTCATATAAATACCCCTAAATATATCAGTATTTCATATAAATTACCCCTATTTTGGCCCTTTTTTCTGCCCACTTTTGTTGCCCACTTTTGACCAAAAGCCCACTTTTTTTGACCATGGGCGACTTTCGAAAATTTCAAACCCACTTTTTGGTCAATAAAACCGGGTAAAACCCACTTTTAAAAATAGTAAAACTGGGCAGAAAATGGTCATTTTTTCTCAGATTCATCAATAATTTTTACAAGAGCATCCTTAAATTCTAGTGATTTTCCTTTCTCATAAGCCTCACAAATGCGTGAAACTACCGAATAAATACACATATGTACCACCAAAATAAGTCCAATAACCAATACAAAATCTCCTAATGCTATCACTTTCTAACTCCTTTCTTGCCAATATCCTCAGAGAAACATAGTTTTTCAACAGTATCAACTACCATTTCTTTCTGCTTTTTAGACAATCCTTCAGTAGCTCTGATGGCCGTCTTTACCAATATCCAGTCCATAACATCACTAGGACACTCAAGTTTTTTACAAGTATCGTATCCATCCGAGTATCCACTCTGATATATAGATCTAATCCATCTACTTAAATCTTTCTGTTTCATCCCTAAGATCTTCTTCTTAAGTGTACTGTAATCTCCAAAACTCAATTTAAAATCCATCTCAATTTCTCCTTTCAATCGAATCCCTCAAACCCACAAATTATCACTCAGCTTCTTTATCTTCCCGCCAAACAAAATAAGGACAGTTGATACATCCTTCAAAGAAATAATCTGAAAGACGCTCACTATCCTTAAGCCCATGGCAACATCCATGATATGCTATGCCTTCTACCTCCCTATCATCGTAGCATCCATCATACGTATGCCGATTAGATATTAAAGCAAGTAACATAAAACCTAGCAATACAATAAATATAGGCTCCATAATTATTCCTCCTTAAATTTCGCCATTGAATACAGCATCACTATAATTACCACCGTTTACCATATCCTTCTTTGGAACTAGTTGCCCATATACATTTACCATTTCTTCATTTGTATTATCACCAACAATCAACTCAGAATATGGTAAACTCTCAATCCAGGAACAGAACTCACGCCATTCATCCAGCTTGTGATCCTTACGAGACTTATAAATATTCGCCAGAACCTCATAATTCATCATGACATTACGAGTCTGGTTATAGCTGCTCGGAAGAAGCTGAATCATCTGCCACCAGTATTTTTTGTCTTTAGTCTCTATGTACTTATCTCTACAACCATTCAGCATTTTAATTACGTCTGCCATTAATCCAAGCGGTGAGAGTTTAGTTCCGTCTGACGATACGCTCACCATGAACGGCTCATCTTCACGTCCAAGCAAATGATCATTACTAAAATCCTCCAAAGTAAACTCCTTCTCCTGAATCTTGTGCATAGTACTGCAACTATTAGCAACAGTACCAACTTTATAAGTATCAAATTCTTTCCCATTAATGGACTATCTTTTACTATTGTTTTTGTGTGTTTTTAAAATGTAAAAGAAAAAAGACCCAACGTAAATTAACGCTGAGTCTATAACTCATTTAGTTTTTATCAAACATAGTTCCATCCCAAACCCATAAATATAAACGATACCATATAAATATTGGTGTTAATAGTATTCTAACTATAGGACCTAATACTAACAGTACCTTTCTATTTAGTTTTTGTTTTTTACGATGCTTCATAAATATCACTCCTTTCATTAAAGGGGATGCTTTTTTCGCGACACACATAATTAAAACAATAGGACACCATTTCGGTTTTCATGGGCTTCGTTTCCTAAAACCCAGCTACGTATCAATAGTAGCCCTACTCCCCCGCCCAGAAGGCATAGGGGATAGCCTCTACAGGTTCATTTCAAAAATATAAAAGAGAAAGAGCCTTAGTGTTACCTAAAGCTCTCAAACTTTTCATTAATGAATTTCATAGCATTTTCTTTACTCATTTTACCGCTTACTACTTTATTGAGTTCCATATATTGTTTGTAAGATTTTTTACCAATCCAGTAATCCGTAAATGGGCAACGTATAGTTTCCCAAGTATGATCGCTCCACATGATAACAAATTGCTTACCATCACATGTGTCTCTCCAATGTACGTATTCAGCTATAATTTCATTTGCCATAAAATATCACTCCTTTCATAAAGGAGCGTGTTTTCATCGCGAATAAAAAAACTAAAAGCCCAATCGTTTATGATCGAGCTTAAAGTTCAAAACCTTAATTACTTTTACCTTTTCTTTTTTCGTTCCATTTTTCTTGACTAGCAATACCGAGATTCATAATTGATGATACAAATCCACATGAGTCAATACGTTCCATACCAAGATCTTCAAGAAATCTCATACGATTACTTAACTCATGATTAATCTCATCAATACTCATATCCCTAGTGTCAAAAATAGTTAAATTATCCATAATGATACCTCCTACTAAAACGTATTAGTAACTTTTGGTTCCATTAAAGAGTTTGTAAATTTTGCGAATACAAAAGAAAAAGAGAAAAGACCCAACGTAATTTACGCTGAGCCTAACTCATCAAGGTTTAATGTTATTTTTTAAGCAATAATCTTTAAGCGATTCAAACATAGCCTTTTCTACATCAGGATAATTACTATAAATTTTTTTCAAACCTCTACCAATACATAACTCACAATACTTACTACCAAGCATGAAGCATCCTATGCCTCCGCCTAATATAAATAATGTTTTGCATGTCTTTTTAAGGTTTTGTTTCTTTTTACAGTCCTCCTGTGACTTAAAAAAGGTTTTCAGTTCTTCACTTAAATTCATTTTAACCTGCTTCATATAATCATCTCCTTTCATTATAGGAGATGTTATTTTCGCTAATTTTTGAAATGTTTCCCACGGGATTCCAATGGGTGGTTCCCCGTTAGCCACGCAAAATATAAAAGAGAAAAGACCCAGCGTTATTGCTAAGCCTTGCTCTTTATTATTTAATCTCTCTTTTGATTTTATCCATAGCTAATCTAATTCCAACAGCATGATCAATGAATGTTTTCTTTGATTTGGATAACTGCAATCTCTTAATCGGATTTAATGTTTTCTTCATCATCTCATCCGATGCTTTAGATGCTTCCATCTCCATATCAAATTCGTTTTTCATGATCTCTAAAGCTTTTTCTAAATTAGTCATAATAAATACCTCCTTTAAATTTTTTCTATAAAGTAAGGTGTTTATTTCGCGTGACCCCCGCTGATAAACGGGAAAAGTGTTTCATTGGCAGAAAGAACTACCAATATAAAGGTGCAGTAATTCTCACATACACAGGCATCATTCTCATATACTTTCTATGATCTGTACCTGCGTTTGCTAATCGCTGCATGAGGGAGTTATCGTTTTCGCCTAATACATAAAATGGATCCCCAGATTGGCCGTTACAATTAGCATTCGGCCTGTCAATATAGCTATCACTCTTTTCCCATGAATTCATAGGATTCCGCATGCCTTCAATAATAAACTCCATTTGCTCTGGGCTAGCTAGAACTACGTGTTCTAATTTAATCATTTTTATGCCTCCTTATTAATATCAAATAGTTTCTCATAACAATATTCGCAAATATCAATATGAATCCATTCGCGTTTTGGAAATACAAATCCCATGTCATAATTCGCAGTTTCTATCTCTTTTTTAACCTTAAAACGTTTATCAGCAGCTTCTTTTTTGCAAATATCACATATGACTTTCTGCATCCGTATCCCCTTTCTCGACGTTTGAATCTTCTGGATTCATAATCGGAGATCCAATCTTCTTCTCGATTTTTTCCAAACTATTAGCGATACGCTGTAAAGCTCTTAAAATATCCGCATCATATCTATCATGATTAGCCATAGCTATTATCCCTCCTCTTCGCCATACTTAGCTTCTAGTTCCAACATATGAATAAATTCTTGTATAACTTGAACTGAAACGTCGTCCTTTTGATCTGGATGAGCTTTAACAAAGTCATCAATTCGTTTTTCCAATTTAGCTATTATTCTTTTCTCGTCAATCATAACTAATCCTCCTGTTCTTTAACAATCTTAATTTTATGCCCGAGTTTCTTTTCAATCTCTGTGATAGTCATTTCCTTAGCGGGAGCGTAACACTCGTTTCTATAATCGAGATCTATAGTCATTCCGTCAATGTGGTCTTTTGCCATATATACAATTATTTTATTGATTGCTTCCTGAAATTCATCCTCGGATACTTCACCAATATTATTTATAATATTAGGAATATGTATTGGATTTATAGCAGGATACAAATTAAACGTTGAGGGTGCCAAATGATTGGATAAAGTGATATGACTTAATCCTTCGAAATCTGGGTCTTTAACTTTAATTTCTAACGTTTTACCTGTTTTCATAATTAATCCTCCTTTTCTAACTTGTGAATTTCAGCCCACAACTTATGATTCTGATCCCATAAGCGAGTAATCTCGGCATCCTGGTCAATAAGCTTTGCGCGAAGTACAGCTAAATAGAACGTTATGCATACAACACATAACCCAATTATAAAAAAATTCATGTTTAGTCCTCCTTAATCTTTAATCAAAATGTTTATATACTTAGCAAATCGAATAGCTTCAATTTCATCGGTAAACTCGACTCCGAAAATCCGCCAATCGATCGATTGTAAATATTCAGCCGGTATACAATTTGCATCCCCTCTCCACACGCAGATTGAATCACGATTATGTACAGGTTTCCAAATTGCAATCTTTTCGTTAGGTGGAAATATAGCGCAAGCTATACTATACAAACTTCTGTAGTTGATCATTCGCTTACCTCCTTCTTATAAATTTGGTAAGCTTTATGTATTATTCTAGAAACATGCGATTTAGAAATACCCAATATTGTTGATATTTCTCTTTGATTGTATCCGTCTTTTTTCATTTCTAAAATAATAACGCCATATTTTGAATGAGCTTTTAAAAAAGCTTTATGAACGGCTGAGTACGTGTCTACCACATTATAATGATTTTCAGGGTCGCCAAGTAAATCTACCACTTCGATTTCATGTTCGTTTTTAGAATCAGGGCAAATAGTATTTAAACTTGAAACAGAGTGCATAATATATGATGTAGCGTACGATGCTTTACTGGCTAATGTGAATGGACATTGTTTGTTAAAATATCGCATCATAGACCCCCATACAAACTTATACAAATATGTAGTTGCATTTTTCTCAGGATCCAAACGATCAACACCAACGCATAACGCAAGCATTCCTTCCTGATATAGATCTTCATAAAATGGAGTGTGCGGTTTAACCGATGTAAAATGTCGATTCAAAATATAATGAGGTAGCATCTCATATTTAAGAATTAGATTGTTTCTTTCCTCGTCCATTTATCGCTCCTTTCTTTTTATTGAAGCATGTCCATGAACATAGCTTAGTTACTCGATTACCGGATATGATTTTGTACACATGTTCCGCAGATGGATAAAACAATTTACCGCATACTGGGCAGGCTGTTTCATTCATAAACTCTCCTCGTCTCATTTTTTAGCCTCCTTCGCTTTTACTTTTTTCTCGTCCGCTGCATAATATATTGGCTTGTGAGAATGTAAGTTTGCCGGTTCACCTAAACATTCATTACAGGGATCTTTAACATCATCCACGTCCGAATATTTGCACGTACTGCAATATTCATTGAAATAAACTTCTTTGTAATTGTACATGTCTTTCCTCCTTAATAAGTCATAATTTTTTCGCAAAAACAAAAGACCCAATGTTTCCATTGAGCCCCTGTCTTTTAGTGAAAATAATATTTCATTATTTCCTGCTTACAACCTTTTGTTATTGCGTTTACTAATTGATACGCTTGTAGACCGTTAAATATTTCTCCAAGTAGATCTTTGACTGTATATGCATACGCCAATCCATTATTAAATTTAATGGTGATATGTAGCATATCGTCTTTGTAATCTAAATAGATCTTACAATTGTTAAATCTTTTACGTAACATATCGTAAACCGCTTTGTTAAAAAGTATAATACATTCTTCTGCCATATTATTCTCCTCCTTTCTCATTAAAGGAGGTGTAAATTTCGCTAATCTTCAGAATAATCGGTGACAGTAAAACCGAAGCACCACTTAATCAGTTTCTTTTGAAACCAATTAAAATGATGATCAGTAGTTATAGTTATACTACGATGCTTTCCAATAATAATCAGAGAACCTCTTTTGATTTTCTGAATACTAATATGAGTGCTAGGTTCGTTTGTCAAATCCATTAGCCCACCTCGTTTCATTAAATTTTTTCTTTTTACTCAATGCCTTAGATATGGCCAAATCGATTCCACTTCTGGATTTAAGATGATAGTAATATAAATCCCTATATGGAGTGTTTAGCCTATCTATTCGTCCTGATGCTTGAGCCATTACCTTGTAACTGTAATTCTGCGAGTAGAATATAATAGTATCTGTCTTAATACAATTCCATCCTTCACAACCAGCCGTATACTGAACTAAATATATCCATCTATCAGATTCAGGCACTGGTTGATGGGCGTGCCCATTCCACTCCGCAACCTCGTAACCAATAAACTGATTAGCTTCAACACTATCATCCATGCTGAATAAATGAAGCAGCATGTCTCGTTCATAGTCGAAGTTATAAAATATAATAGCCCTAGGCGTTTTCTCCAATAGCTCAAGTAAAGCTACAACCCTAGACTCATCTTCATTCACAATTCTTCGAAGAACGTAACAAAGACCTGCTGCCTGTTGGATAGGCTCATTTTTAAATGGATCCCATCGATTTCTGATAGTGTCTTTATACTTCGATATATCGTACTTGACATAAATATCCTCATGATGCGGTATTGTATCCCTATGAAAATCCATGTCAATTAAGATCCTGTTTCGAAGTCTAATCAGTCGCCCAGTATTGATATATCTATCAACCTGCGGCCATTTAGTATAACGAGAATACACTATATGCTCTCTGCAAAATTCAGTTTTGTTTTTGTAGAAACCATTGGCTAAGAATACAGGAATATAATCAGACCAAGTATCTCCCGGTGTGGCTGAGAGAATAATCCAATTGTTTTCTTTTACGATTTTTAAGAAAGCTTTTACCCAAGCTCCAGACCCAGTAACCCGATCTTCGTCAAATATAAAGAATGAATCCTTTACGTCAATATACTTCTTAATATTATTCCAAGAATCAATAACAATTTTATTGTGGTAAAATGTGTTTTTTTCTAAGTCTGGAGAAAGATAATAATTAGCAAGCTCTTCTTCCCATTCCAAAGAATCCCGCTTCATAGCTGTAGTGATGATATACAAGTCCTGAGGATTTTTTTTCATAGGTTTGTGTTTTGGAATCATACTACCGCCATTTTCTTTGAAGTAGTAATACAAACCAGTTCTACTCTTACCAGATCCAACACCACCATTTAATATGCAGCCATTAGTCATATGATCAACAGCATTCAATTGATAATCCCGCAGGAAAGATTCTTTCTCACCCATTCAAATCACCCTTTACAGTGACAAGACGTTCGTACAATTCCTTAGCCTCATCGCCGTCAAATGCATTAATAATTTCAGTAGACTCATTAAGTCTTTTTCTTCCTACTATTAATATCGGAACATCATTACTGTGATCGTCATAACTGACAATTATTGTATCATTCATTATGACTACCTCCTTTGGTTCGTGAAAATGGGATGTACCATTCGTTATTTACTTTTATAGCGCCCGGATAAGATCCTTCGCGGCATCTTTTCTGAATTGTCTTAACCGACTGTCCAGTTATCTCAGCAACCTGCTTTGTCGTTGAAAATCCGTCCTCTTCAGAGAAAATAGGAAGATCCATGTATTCATTGGAATCTTTTTCTTTAGGCAACCACTTTTTAAATGTTTCATAATAACGACCCTCATTGCCAAGCATTTTCTTAGAAATAGCCATAGCCATTCCTTTCTCCGGATCAAATGATTCACCATTAGCCTTAACCACTGTCTTAGTCCCATCATTCCAAAATATAATGGTGGCAGGATCGTTGAAGATCACTTTCTTGATTTTCGGCTTAACATTACTAATACCATATAATGAATTGCATAATTTTTTTGTTAAGTTAACGTCGTTCTTAAAGTAAAGCGTCTCCTTATCGCTAAGATTATTCTTAGAATAAAGACCTCCCTGATTATCAATAGTAATATAGCTTTGGCACAACATAATAAATCGAGTCATTCCTTTATCAGCGTGAACCTGTATGCCCATAATTTTATGCGCTTTACTAGCATTTAATTCTCCGTACAAAATACATAAAATATCGTACGAAATTACCCACATATAATCATCTAGGACGAGTGGCTTGATACGCTTTACGTATTCGTTTGCAATAGGCGGTTCAGCATGCATCCTTTTTTCTCTGTCTAACATAACGCGACAAATTTTGTAAATTCCCTCCGAAGTTAACTTTTTTGTGTCTGTAATTGTGTGTTTAATCATAATTTTCTCCTTTCAATCTTAAATAATATGTAAAAGGCCCTCCGAAGAGAGCCCAAGTTACCTTTAGCTTTGTCTTAAATATCTGATCAGGATCCAGATCAACCATAATCCGCCCGTGGCAAATACCATAACAAAGTCAAATATCAATCCTAATGTACTACGTTTCTTCATAAGTCATTCTCCTTTCACTTCAATAATGACGGAGCCTTCTAACTCTCCGTCAGTACGAATAGGCAAGACAATACCAATCCCCAAATCATTCTCAATAGTGATTGGTCTGTTCTTACCGTTAAAATATACGTCAATTTCCTCACCCTCATCGATGACACCATAAGTGATGTCAACCAAGCCAATTCTAAAATATCCATCGTTATACTTCATAAGATAATCATTGTTGTGAATAGAGTTTTTAGAATACTTATATCCATTGCTTTTAGCCTCAGCGAGAACTTTATTGAAGTCGACTTTCTCGAGATCTCCATCACGATGTACAAGTCTAGTAACATCAGGATATCTATCAGGTTCGTCGCACATCGGAATCTCTCCACAAGACTCTTTTGTTAACACAAGAGAATATGAGTTAGTGAATGAATTATACTTCTCACCCTCGAACTCTACTTCACAAGGTTTAGTGAGAATCGGTCTTGCCTCACTAATAGTCTTCAAATATCTTTTCATAGCTGCATAACGTTTCTTAGCACTTGGATTACTTTTTAATGAATTTGTATAAATCTCGTCTTGCAATAAACTCTTTAATTCTTCTGTTTGTCCTTTGTCAAGCATCTCCAAAATTTTAGAATTTTGCATGAGGTGACAACTCCTTAGTTGTTTATTTTACAGATAGAAAATCTGTTTCGTATTTTGTGTAGTCAACTCCCGGAAATCTAGTTCCAGAACAAATGAATGGGCATAAAGAATTAGTTTTATCCTTATACCTATCTGTACAGTAATAAGTAACGTCCATTTTGGTAGGCTCCAGGTTACAATGCGTCGTGACACCGAATTTTCGCTTTACCTTCGTTGTATATGGACATCTATAACACTCTGCCATATTAAATCTCCTTTCTTAAATCACGCCCAACTCTTCCATATATCTCATATGGACATTACGAGCACGACGGTAAGCATCTTCTAAACAGAAGTCTTTAACCATCTGCTTATCAAGACAAAGTGCTGCCAAAACATCATCATCTCCAGACCAGTTGATAGCATATTCATGGTTGTCCATTTCATACCGGAATGCCTCCTCAGCAAACTGCTCATTTTTCATAGCGTTCTGAAGCTCCTCGGTATGTCTTCTCAACATTGCTTTAAAAGCTGGTACGTCTGTCTTTTTCATGACATCACCCATATTGAGATATGTGCAGCACTCTTCCTTAGTCGCTCCTAATTTCGCCAATGCCTCTTCCAATTGCTTTTCATTAAATGCATAGGTAATCGGGAAGTCAGTCAATTCTTGTTGCTGCCTTTTCATCATGTCCAAATAAGCTTGTGCCTTCATGTTGGATCACTCCTTGAATAGTTTATAGTTGCAAAATATAAAAGAAAGAGGCCTATTAAGCCTCCTCCTCTTTTTCTTCTTTGGAATCATCTTGATTCTGTTTAATGTATCCGTTTGCGATAGCTTTCACGACTTTATACTTCATCTCATAAAATCCGACTAAATATCCAGCCACGCCTACCGCTGCGTACTTTACAAATTGTTTCATCGCTGATCCCTCCTTTCTCGTAACAGGCTATGATTTTTTCGCGAAAAGAAAAGACCCAACGCATTTAGCGCTGAGCCTTTAAACTAATCCCAAGTCCATTTATAAAGTTTAAACAACAACTTAAATGGCGTTAAAAGAATCCTTAAGAATATTATAACGTAATACTCTATCCCTCTCTTTTTTTCAAACCCATAAGGTTTAAATTTCTTCATAAATATCACTCCTTTCCATAAAGGAGCATGTTTTATTCGCGAGATTCCTCCTCGTATCTAGCAGCGAATCTGTCGATCTCCTGGATAACCTCCATCGACTGTAAATATGCCGTTCTACCGGTCTTGCCATTGACTTCCCAATCGTAAGGACGAATATCAAGATTAACTCCTGCGATATCAATATCATCAATAATTGATACTGCCTCTTCGTCCAGACGATTTCTTCTTTCGCCGGTCACAAGATATACCTGTGGGCCACGATCATTAAACTTGACCTTTACAGGTAAGAATATAAATGGTGTGTCGCCCTCTTCTCTTGGCGGCTTTATCTTTACATTCCATCCTTCTTTAACCAGCTTATCGGCTAACTCCTCATCTGGAATAAGTAATGCAAAGTTTCGATCCCCTTCGCGATTAAATTTACTGCCTTCTCCTCTAAGGTTTCTGTAAATGATATGTGCGTCATCGATCTGTAAAATTCCTCTTGGTGCAAATGTTACTTCCATAATTTTAATCTCCTTTTAAATATAAATTTTAGTAAAACAAAAGACCCAATGTTTCCATTGAGCCTAATGTAAGGTTTGGATAAATATCCATCAATCAGTTTCTTGTTCATCGTCCATCTTTTCTTTGTTTTTTGCTTAAAGAATCTTCTAGTTTTTTGCCAAATATCTTATCGAGACATCTAGCAATTTCCCATCCGATATAAGCTCCAAATCCGAATTTAATAGTTTCACGAAATTTCATAATTATACCTCCTTTAAATGAATGTCTATCGTTTCCATTAAAGTGGTTGTTTTTTACGCGAATGGCATAGCTTCATCCTGAGTCAAACCATTGTTCAAAATATCAGCAGGCTCGTCCGAAACAAACCATTCGAAGTCACCATACTTAGATATCTCGTCAACAGCCTCATCTATGAGCTTGTTATAGAAAGATCTATCAATTGAATCAATCTTATCCATATCTTTAACCATCTCAGACTCAAGCCAGCGATATCCAGTAGACCCAGGAGCAGCATAATTCTTACCATCATTCACACGATATAGAACACCGCCATTATGCCCCGGCAATATAGGGCAAAATTGACCAACTCGTCCAACAAATACCATAGCATGCCCCTCTTCAATCTTCTCAGGTAGTCCAGCGCAAGCCTCCTCAAATGAAATATCAGACAACTTGCCTTTTTTATAATCAGTCTCTAGCTTATTAAGCTCTTTCTCATACTGACTTACATCCGGTAAATCTTCGTTCATATCCAAATATAAATCGCCTTTGGATACCGCAAATGTCTCACACATGTCCTCAAACTCAATAGGCTCTTTACTAAATAGAGTCTTGAATAAATATGGTACCGCAAACTGTTTACCGGTAGCTGTCCACTGTCCACCGTGATCATAGTTGTCCCCAGGAATATAACCATACATTTCCTCGCAGTCTTTAGCGTCCTTATACCTAGCAATATAAACCGCGTCATTCACCAGACACATTCTGTCGTACGTAGCCTCATGTTCAAATGTATATCCATATTTCTGTCCAAAATCCATAACAAACTGAATGATCTCCGGAGTAGCATTTGGAATCTTAATTGAGTCAGTCTTAATATGTGCAACGGTGAAACCTCGTTCTCTAACTGCCTCACGTAAGTCAAGCATGAATAAAGCTCCACGCTTAGCAACAATGTTGTCCTTATTTCGAATATCACGGAATGGATTGTCGAAGTTGGCAGATGTTAAACCATACACAGAGTTGATGGCCGTCTTCAAGCCATTAGCAAGATCTTTAGCAGTCAATTCGCCATCGATTACTCTCTGAATAAATGGAGTGAGTTTTCCATCCAGCATGTTATTAACTTCATCCCATGCCTTATGTTTGATACTAACACGTCCCTCGACAATATCACGAAACGCCTTAGTGTATCTAACGCCAAATAAACATTCAGCGATGGCACTATGCGGATGCATGGATGAAATATCAAGCAACGCCACATTAATATACATACCTGGGAATCCTTCAGCCCATCCTCCTTCACCAACAACCTCTCCTCGATAAGTAGATTTACCATTCTCATACTTGTATCCTGGAAAATATGGCAATAAGCTCCCTGCTTCTCCATGCGTTTGTGACATCATTACCGGACAAGCTTCGGATAAGAATTGATATGTTTCCTCGTCCAAATCGTGAACTGGTTCTGCTAAATTACGATAGTTGAATTCATTCTGAGGCTTTCTATTACCACCAAATATAATTCTGGTAGTAAGTGTGTTTGTTGAGTCATTTACTGACATCCCTGCTAAGTCTGCTAGAATCTGTCGAGCAGTCCAATCCGCAGATAAATATTCGAATGCTGCTTCTGTGGCAATAACATCGTTATCACAATATTCTGCTACTTTTTCCCATAGATTCTCTGGAACTGGTTGATCCCATGGAAGACCAAGCTCCTGATGGTGAATACCCATCTCAATCTCGAGTTTCTTCAAACTTTTCTTATTACCAGCAGATGCGAAATCGTACACGTCTGTATACGAAATATTGTATGCCTCTCTGAAGAAGCCTCCTCGATCTCCAGATATAATCTTCTGTGACAAGTTGTAAATCTGCTCTTCGTTATAACCCATAAGTCGAGCGTACAACATATGATTATCGTACCTACGACAGTTGAAACCAACTAATCTATGTCGTATGAGCTCCTCAATATCAGTAGGAGTAGGATTAATCATTCGTACGACCGGATTGTCCTTACCTTGGAGCTTCCAGTTTACTAAGAACAGATTCGGGAATACCTCAATATCATAGAATACCAGCGGTTCGTTATCGTTATTAATTGGTTTTGAAATCTCCTCAGATTGAAATTTCATTCTATTAACGAGTTTGATGCAATAGTCTGCCTGATGTGAACTGTTTGCCGCAAATGCTAATACCGCATTACGCATATCCGACACATCATATGACATACCGCTTTCATAAGCATCGTTAAGTATCTTATTAATAAAATCGATACTCGGTTTTGTGCCCGGGTGGTATTCCTTATTGAGATTTTTCTTGATTAGCGTTCGTATAGCTTTTTCATTTTTTGTAATCTCAAAATCTACCACTTTTTCTCCTTTCAATGGTAAGCCAGAGCTAATAGTTGCAATAGGTAAATCGTTGCATTTAGTAAGCTTACGTCTTAATGAACTGTTGCCTTTGAATACTTTGATTTCGATGTTCTCATCATACACTCTACTGAGTCTGGATGGATCTCCAGTGTAAATATAATGCAGATGAATGCCTGCCTCGCTTTTACTCAATTCGGCGTATGTAGGCGGCCATTTGTTAGCCGCTTCGAGATTTCTCTCAAAAGATTTTTCGCCATCATCTCCCTTAATATCAAAGTCGATTACTATGTGATTTTCTGGAACCTTGACATAATGAAGTTTTGATGTGTCGAGCTCTCCGAGTCTAGTTCTACAATCATCCCATTTGACAGATGGAGTTTCTTTGGCGCTAGCATACTGAGCTGGCGAAGTGCATAACTCGTCGTCAAATATACTTTTTTGTTCTCTAAATTCAATCCAGGTTTTTGTTTTGTTTTCCTCAATTTTTCCATCCGGATTTTTTTCAGTTTCGAATTTATCAGTTCGAAAACCACTATAGTAACTGCGAACCCTAGAGCCATCATCAAAATTAAATCTCTCATCGAAATTCCAGAAATAGTTCTTGAGCTCTTCCTTAAAGTTTCTTTTAGAAAATGGATACGGCACATTTGCCTCTTCACAATATGCTTTATACATCTCCCAAGCTGCTTTCAGCGTAGTACCATCCTCTTTCTTAAACACATGATACGAGTCGATAATGAAGTTGTAGAAATCATTCGAAGCTCCAAGCATCTCAACTGGAATATAACTGTCATATGCATTCGGATTCTTCAAATATACTTCCTTACAATGATACGCTATTGCACCAAGCTCAAAATCAACCTGCTTCACCACTGTTTTATACTCTTCTGCAGATAACTTATTGCCTGATGGTGTAACATCGATCAATCTTCGAATAAGACCTGACTTACCATCTGTAATCTTTACAGGTTTATTAGTACCCATAAATAAGAAAGCATTAAAGCGATTAGAATATGTGGACTTAAACTTCTCATTAACTGTCATAAGCTCATGAGAAACTAAACTGTTAAGTCTGGTGTTGTCTTCAATTCTTGATAAATCGCCGTCATGCTGGATGGCCACAAGAGGATTAGTCTTAAATGCCTCCAATGCAAAAGAGTTACTACTTGATCCTAACGCCTTAGCGTCAAAGACTGAATAATAACCCTCAAATAATTGTTGAATAACATTTAAGATAGTTGATTTACCTGTACCTGCAGCACCGTATAAAACCATGAACTTTTGAAGATTCTTTGAGTCTCCGGTTACAATTGAACCAATAACCCATTCAATCTTATGTCTTTCCTCTTCAGAATATAAAGTAGAGATCAGTTTATCCCAAGCTGAAATACTACCTTTCTTTAATGGATAGTTTAGCCGTTTACTTGCGTAATCGTCCTTCTTTGTTTCGGTGTTTGAGAATATAAGATTCTCATCCAATGCGTGGTAATTATCTCGCATTTGTTTCTGGCAATATTTATGCCACAAATCTATAGTGCCTGTTTCAGAATCCCACATATACAATATACTTGCGTATTCGTACTGTTTGTTTTTCTCTACAAAGGAGTCAAGCTCTTTGTCGATCAATCGGATAGCGTCTTGCTCATCCGTAGACCATAATCCAAGCTCTTCAACCCAGATAGCATAGAAATCGCCACCACGAATCATAAGGTCGGTGCTTTTGTTATTAATAATAAACTTCGGATAAACCTCAACAGCACCGCTTCGTTTTGTCCGGGTTGAAACTTTTAAAAAATCGAGCATTACATCCATTTTCCTCCTTTCTTTATTTTTTCCGAAATCAGGTGATGCTATCTAAATACCAACAAAGCTGACACCAAATTTCCACATTTCTCAAATCTTCTTCACAATTTCGAATTGTAAATAATCCGCCACGCCCATCAGGTTCGTAATGTCGTTTAAGAAATATGTTTACCGCTTTCGCTACATAATCCTTATCAAAATTACTATCGTCCATAGCGCCAAGTCCAAGGTTATTTATCATACCCCAAAACCATTGCTTAGTACGATTTCCTTTTCTAGGATTATCCATAATCGTCTCTTCGCATTTTAAAGCTAATGCAAATATCATCTCTAATACAGAGCAAGGACCATCCAAATATGACGACAGATAACCAATGTCAAATCCGGATTCAAGCGAGAACCGCTGACGTAAGTCAACCCCATCAGCAGCTCTGTTTCGATCCTTACGAATACTGTACGTGAATTCCGTATTATGCAAATACATAAACAACTTTCGATAAGAAATATGCTCTGAGAATAGATCATCGCAAACACAATTGTATATCCATTCAAAATACTCGTTGTTTAATTCGTCAATATTCATTTTACCTCCGCCTATCTTCTAGTGAAGACGTCAGCGAATCTTCTCTCGTCAAGAAGAATCTCGTAATCGGTCTTACGCTCATCATTTCTTACAAATACTGAGTCATCCTCATACTCTCCGAAATGATTCAAGGATTCTTCTCCAACCATTCCCTCAACATCTTCAATAACGTTATCGTCTTCGTCCGTAAGAACTTTATCTGAGTAATATACTAAGGTCACTGCCTCGTAATCATCATGTTCGTCAAAATCGTCCGGCGAAACAACATATGGTCTGCCCATGTCTTCAATCTCCTCCTCTTCTTTTTCTTCTTCTTCTGGAGCAACCTGCTTTGCAGGAGTCCTATTTGAATAATTTCTGTAACCGCCTTTTTTGATTATGTCAGAATACATCGTCTTATCGGTTTCAGATGATTCAACCTCTTCCTGAATATCATCATCCTCGGATTCGTCCTCTTCCTCTAACTCTTCCAGGATCTCATTCTTGATAGATTCGAGTTCTTCCTCGATTATCTGAGAATATCGATCCGTTATGATCTTCCATGTAACCACAGAACCAATAGCAGCTCCAGATGCAAATATCAATATTTTACTCAATGTATTGCTCATTTTTATTCTCCTCTCTTAATGACATGACTGTTATAGCCAATCCTCCAAATAGCATTGACACACTCATAAGTATCCCTCCTGCAATATGACGTTTCTTCTTTGTATTGAATGAATGGTCGAGCATAGATAAGATCCTTTCGAGTCTCTCCACATTAATGTCCCCCTTAGTTTTTTAGAATAACAATACCGCCCACAAAACAGATAGTAGCCATAGTCGTAAAAACAACAGATAATTTGTTTGCCATGTTATTCTGCCCCTTTCTTTTTGTACACTTTTACATATTTGACAGGGCTGTTCCAATTCTCATTACAGTATGAAATATCACCCTGCTGTTTAGCTGATGTCGCCAAGGAACTCAAATCTACAATAAATTCAGACATGCATCCATTATGCTTAGTTACTATGTTTTGAGAATCCGTGTCTTTATCAGCTTTTTGATCCGACAATATACATGGGATAACAGTCCCGTTCTCCAATACCAGATCAAATAATGTACCTACTTTACTTGTAAAATATGAACCTAGAGCAACGCAAAATCTATCATCAACTTGACGTATACCATACTTACCAGTATATGCCTTTTGATGTTGTAATTTGTATTGCTCAGAACCAGTAGATGTTATACATTTGTACGACATATAGCTTTTGAATCCACTTGTGCTAGGTGCTTCATATCGTCTGTAATTCACTTTACGACTAGAAATATAATCTACACACATGTATGCTACAGTGTCCTTGTACTTAATCTTGGCCCACTTTTCATTGAATTTGTAGTATCTAATCTTTTCATTGAAAGAATAGGTGTCTAAAATATCAGAGTTAACGCTAGGCTTTTTTCTAACATTGACTGATGTTTTAGTCCACCCCGTTAGGTATTTGACCTTACGTTTTGCTTTCTTTTGCACTGGCTCCTCAGTCTCAACTGGAGTTACTTCAATAGAAGATCCTGTCGTCACAGTTTCTTCTACAATCGTTTTAGCATGTGCGTCCACAGTGCTAGTTTTATGTTGAGATGAGAAGCAAGCGCTGAATATCAATACGTAAGACGTAAGTACGCTAACGGATACTATTCTTTTTGCTAATCTCATGAAACCTCCTTTAGAATGGATTTTCAGCATCTTCTCGAATATAAAACACTCCTCCGATTTTTACACTCGGGATTTTTTCCATCTCGATAAGCGCCATTACAGTGTGTGGACCGCAACCCCATTTGGACGCGGTCTCTTGTGCTGTCATAAATCCTGGTATTTTGTTATCTGTGATGCACTCTACATCTTCGAGATGGTTCTCCAGAATAAATATGATCAAGTCTCTACCCGTCATAACTAAACCTCCTTAAAACCAAGAATAGTCAAACAAATCTCGATATATGTTGCCTGACCCGATCCCATCGAGCCCTGTCATTCACATCTTATTGAGAATATAACCATCCACATTAAAATCGAGAAGGATCACTTTCTCATAACCATTCACAAATGCCCTGTTGCGTTCACGGTTACCATCATAAATTCCGAAGTCTACATAATTGTCTCCGATAGGATTCTTTTCATCATAAATCCAACCTACCTGCTGTCCGGCAGCTGTGCGATCGATACCAAGCATGTCATATACGTCATTCAAGAACAAATATCCGTTTCTTTTCAGCTTTTCGTTTGCATACTCCTGCTGTCTTTTAAGGAACCATAAGTTATGCTCTGGATCTTTAGTGAATCCACTGCAGCCCTCATCGAAGAATTTAGCGTAATCGCTGTAAACGTCTGGGTTCATAATTTCAACAGTTTTCTTTTCGATCTTTTCTTTACCTGTTTTCTCATCTACAACTTTCTCTTCGAACTCTTTAGCTTTGATGTTGTAACGAAGCTCCTTGTCAAGTTCCTTGCCGAAACGCTCTACAACACGTCCACGATAATCTTTGAAACTCTTATCAACTGCTGTGTAAGCTGCTGCCAATGCAATATTTCTCTTACGAAGAATATTGTTAGAAGATACCATAGCTGTAATTGATAATGATCCGAGAATAACTGCCGGGGCATACAATTTAACAAGCTTAACGCCTGTCTGTACGTAAGTAATCGCCAGATCTTTCTTACCGTCTTCTGGTGTATACTCTTCTGGAAGCTCCTCCGGATTTTCGGTTGCATAGTGAATTTGATCTATTGTCTCTTTTGACTCATCCAAAATATCACTTAACTTAGTTGTAGCTTTGCAAGCCATTACTGCGCTTGTTACAGTGCCGACAACGCCAGCGACCATAAGAATCTCTGGGCTGTATTTCTTAACTTTAAATCCTACACGATTAAATGTTCTTGTCATATTGTTCATAATTTCTGTCTTGTTCATAATTATCTATTCTCCTTTTCTGGTTTATTCATATACTGAGCGAAGTCGTCAATTCCTTGAATCTCTCCGCCTAAAGCCGCATATCCGCAAATATCGATCCAGTTATCATCCTTATAAACTCCACTAGAGTTTCTAGCAACTTTCATAAGGACCATCATGTTCGCTACATCAACTGCGGACACATCGATATGCAAATATGCGCTCCACATTTTAGCAATAGTCTCAAAACTATTTTCTGGAGAGCCGTAAGTACCCTGTCTTTCACCATTGATAATAGACTTTGCTTTTTCTAAAATATCATCTCTTGACATAATCTCCTCCTTAATTAAATTGGACCTGCCTTAGGAAGCTTTAACAACCATCCGTCACGAACATGTACGGGCTCTGCATTTCTAAGGTTAGTCCATCCATATTTGTTATCTGTATAGTTACAAGTCTTACCAACTAAATCATACAGATCAGCTACAGACACAATTTCGTATGTATCCAATAGCTCGTCCATACGCTCAAGAACATCTTCTGCTTCCTGTCTATCTTCTAAGACAATATCGTCGTAATCATATCCAGTTCGTCTGGTAGAAGATCTGTAACTTCTATCATCTCGTCGATCTCTATCCGAATAACTTCTATAGGACACATATGATGCGCCTGAGGAATATCCGTTACTTCGTTTATGTCCGGTATTGCCGTATAGAATCATGTCAATTCCATCTCTAACAATATCCGAGATTGCTTTTTTAGCAGCTGGAATAAGTACGTCCATCACAATATAAGACTTAACGTCTTTTGCATCTTCCGATATAAAGACATCTTTGAACTTGCTAATCTCGCTTTTCTTTTTAGTCTTTACTTTTCCCTTGACAATCTTTTCGACTTTTTTATGTTGCGCATCTCTTGTTGCAAGCTCTTTTGACCGATGGGAATTCGTCTTATAATCCATAGCATCAACCTTTGCCATACTTTTTAATTCTCCTTTCATCCAATCATCTTTAAATCGCCAGGAAGCGTTATTTTGCTACTTGGGATTCGACGATTATTTTTCTTGAATTGATATGCTAAATTACTTTTAGCTTTTGCCTCCGATGGAGCAAATGTTTCACCTCTCCAATGATTAGCAATACAAGTATTGAACTCCATAACAGGACCATCATATAACCATTTTGGCATGGCATCCTCCTTTCAAAACAAAAAGAGAAACACCTTGTTACAGGTGTTCCCCCTCGTTGAAAATATCAATCATTATTCAGCGATATCATCAGTTACTTCAGTGAAATCAACATCAGCGACAACATCGTCTAAAACGTTGCTTGCGTCTGGCGTTTTCTTAACAAGAGCATAACCGATTAATCCAACTGTTCCGATAGCTGCAGCAATTGCAACTTTCTTACCATGTTTTTTTAATCCGGTTTTCACTTTGTCTAAGAAACCGACCTTCTCACAGTCAACCGTTTCCTCAACGATTACTTCGTCCTCTGTTACTTTGATGTCTTCTGCGTTAATCATAATGATTACCTCCTTAAAAATATGTTTTGATTAATATAGTTCCTCATAATAGCGCTTGTAATTTTTGCGAATTATGACAGTTTCGAATAATCGTATCTAGGCGATACGTTATAATCGAGCACTAAACATGGCTCTCCTTTGTCAGTTTTAGCGGATGGCATATCGATTATAATTTGTCCATCTCTGTAAATATTCCATCCGATCTCATCACTTATTGATGTGTGTGATAAACCAATCTCATCGTAGAATTCGCTAAGAGAAATATACTCTTCGGTTCCAGTGGTTAATCTGTAATTTAAATCATTGATGACCTTTCGTACGGATTCCACATCTGACATGAAATATCGATTTGATACGGGCTCTAAAAATAGAATCTTTCCACCAGAATTCACCATAACAACCTCAGATTTAGATACTGGCTGTTCGTCTGCCTTTTTTTGAGCTACCTTTTCCCTAATCTTCTCCTCTTTTTTCTCGCCGATCGTCTCAACCACACTATCTTTGTAATCTTTGAGAGCTTTCTCTGATAGTGTATATGCAGTTGCTAATGCCGCATTACGTTTAAAATTAACTCTACTAGCGCCCACAAGACACGCTACCGATAAAGACCCAGTAATTGCCGCTGGAACATAAGGTTTCCATGCTACCTTAAGAGTTTCTATCTTAGTTAATTTTCGATATCTCCAGTCAGGATCTCCGTCTTTTGAAGTGATCCCAATGCCATGATCTTCTGCTTCTTCAATTAAACGAAGAGCTTTTGGCGTTGCTTTTACTGCGAGTACCGTGGTAGTAACCATTCCCGCAATACCGATACCGGTAAGAATCTCAGGCGAATACTTGTCTGCCGTAGCACGCACACCGTTAAAAAAGTTTACTATGTTTTCCTTGTTCATATTTTTCTCCTTTCTTTGAACAAAAATAAAACAAAGAGGCCCTTAGGCCTCCCCGTTTTTCATCTTGGCAACTGCTTCTGCCGTCCTTTTTGCAATCTTGTCATCTAATTCTTTGTCCGCAAAGTAACTGGCTGCAAGTGGTACTACAACACCTAATACTTTGACCGAAATCTTAGCGACTTTCGTTACAATTGGATTCATAAAGCATTTACCTCCTTTCCATTAAAGTGCTTGTAATTTTTGCGAATCAATAGCATTCCAAGAAATCGTACGTAGGCTCAAATGGCATTTCGATAATATAAACGTCTTTACCATCATCAGATACTAGTTTCCTATGGTTAAAGTCAATCCAGTACATACCGTCATCATTCGGCGCCCAACCTAAAACAGAGCCGTAATCAGTTTCTTCAATACCTAAGAATTCGTAGAATTCGTTTAAATAAGAATACCCTCGTAAAATATAATTACGATTCAAGTGATATTCAGCATTCAAAACCTGCTCAATCGTAGATTCAAAATATCTACCAGAGTGTTCGTCATAGAATACTTGTGACTCTCCATTATTTTCTTCTAATGACAAATCGCAGTTTGTGCCTAAATATGATCCTTGTACACCAACATCTTCAGCCTTCTCAATCGCAATGGCGTTCATGATTTCTTGGTCTGTTTCTTCACCATATAACTCTCGTGCTTTGCGTCGATAATCCTTGTAAGACTGGTCCAGCAAAGCATAAGCGCTCATTAGGGCTGCTTGTTGACGTTGATTTAGTATATGAGCGCCGAATATACAAGCTACTGTTGCTACTCCGATTCCAATCGTTGGAATATAAGTTACTGCTGCTACTCGTGTTTTCTCCCATTTTGTCAGTTTTTCTCCTTTCTTAATTTCTGCTTCCTCAATCAAACGAAGAGCCTTTGGTGTTGCTTTTACTGCTGTTATGGTTGTTGCTAAAACTCCTATACCGCCTAATCCGGTTAATATAGTTGACGCATTACGTTTGACAAATAGTCGCGCGTTCATTTCTCTTCAGCACCTTTGTAAGTTATTTTGTAAAAGCAAAAGAAACAGAGTGGGATTCGAACCCACAACCTCTGAAGTCTTTCGACCTCAGCGTTCCTGCCAATTGAACTTCCTGTTTCTCACTAAAGAACATGTGATTTTCGCGAGGTAAAAATAAAAGAGAAACAATGACTTCAGGGTCGGCCCAACGAAAACCGTTGCCCGGTGGGTAGCATGTTTTATTACGTTATTACGTGCCGCTACGCCTTCGTGTCTCACCACTGGATTTTCACCAGCATCTATCCATTGTTTCTCATTAAAGTAATTGTAAATTTCGCGAAAGAAAAAGGAAAAGCCATTGCTGGCTAATCCTCTCCGAGTTCTTCCATAAGTCGTTCAAACTCTGTTCTGCCCATTTTAGTATCTACATCAACATGAAGTCGAACGTCGCCATTGATCGTATCAACTTGTATATCATTAAGCTGAATATCAATTTTGTATCCCAGCTTTTTGTATACTTTCTTCGATATGATTTTAGCCACAATTCCCTTCATAAATTTTGTGGATAGCTTCAACATTAACATGTCCATGATTATTCCTCCTTTAGAATCTCTCTCATAAAAGGCGTTGTGTTTTTCGCTAAATATCACGTCTATCGAAGCATGTTTCCCATCGTTCTCTAGGAATTGGTTTCATTTTTAGAGCCCACATAATTTGTCTAATTGTAACCGTTGGATATAGTCCATCCGTAGCCTCACCTGAACGATCGTCGAAGAATGCTTTAAACTTCGGATGTAAATATAATTGATCAGTAAGCCATGGATCTATCTCAGACCACCAAGTCTTTTTAGTGGAAGGATCCTGTCTCTGCTGAATAACTACCAACCCCTTTTTACCTATTAAATATAATGTGCAGCTATCATAAACCGGATGATTACAAGTATGTATAGTTCCAAATATTGAATGGTATTGCTTTGGTTTCTCGTAATGGTATCTCATAAATATCACCACCTGAAGAAAAGAAAGACGCCAAGTTCCCTCAGCGTCCCGCTTTTAAATCATGTCGTCAAATTACTTATGCGGAAGTAATTTCTGAATGAACCCTCGACCCATAATAGTCGTAATAGTTCCCTCTTGTTCAAATTTGATTGACTTGACAGTTCCCCACACAGTAAGCGCTGCTGGAATAACGATTCCTGCCACCGCGATACAGTTACGAGTTCTGCGATCTTTCTTCTCTTCTTCCAATTGCAAGAGCTTAAGTGCGATCTCGGTTTTACGAGCATCTTCCTTATCGTCTGCGTTTTCGTCGAGTTCTCTGATCTTAATAACTCTGTCTGTAAGCTTTGTTAAACCGTCTACCGTAGCTTTGTACTGTTCGGTTCCCATCTCAATGTCTTTCAAACCTTCGATCTGAGATTTAACTTCTTCTTCTAATAAGTTTTCGAGTTCCATTTTAAATCCTCCTTTAAATATGTTTGATTAACACGTTTCCATAAAAGTCAGTGTTATTTTTGCGAAAGATCCGCATGATGATCTACCGTCAGCATAACTCGCTTAGTGGTTGTCTTAATGGTTTGTTCCGTATTAAGACAAACTTGACAAGTATCATTAATCGGATCAATTCTTAATTCACCATAAGATATGTAACGACGAAATATGATTTGCGTAAGGATACTTCCGAAAGCTACACCTCCTAAGAAAACTAAATACAACATGTTGCTCCTCCTTTCCTGACAATTAAAATGTTTTTCTCAAAAACCCCACCCGGGAAATTTTCACTTTACAAATATAACTTTGTTTACTGTAACCTACGTACGGATTCTAACCTAGATTAACTTTTTCTCTAACCTAGATTAAAAACAAAAGACCCAATGTTCCCATTGAGCCTTGCTAAACTAGCATGCATTTTCAAGTACCGAATCTACTTTCTTATAAAACGAATTTACATGCTCATTCGGAATTCCTCGCCATCCGGTATCTTCAGTACGTGAATCTAATCCTTCAAACATAACTCTAACTTCAGTTATGAATGGATTGTTACATACTGATAAAACCGTATATGTACCCGTTCCAACTTTCTTTTTGTAAATCATCTTTCTCATAATAATACCTCCTTTAATATGCATTAATAGTTTTCCATTAAAGCGGATGTAAATATTGCGAAAAAGAAAACAAAGACGCCTAGTTCCCTAGACGCCCAGTCTTTTAATTGAATTTGAGAACAATAGTTCCACCAACAACATTAACGGTTGTTTTATACAGTTTTTGTTTCAACATTGTAGCTACTTCTTGCACAGTCGATTTAGTTGTGAACCCATAGAACACCAAATCGTCCATGACATATACGTGTCCCACCGAACCTTTTACTTCGATGTCAGACGTATATTTACCTAGACAATCCATTGCTCCTAATTCTTCCACAACTTTGTTTTTGTTTGCACATAAAGTAATTTCGTGTTTTGTAAACATAATAATTCCTCCTCGTTTTGTTATGTATTGTTATTGTTATTGTTATCTCTTCATAATAGAAGTTGTAAATTTCGCGAGACAAAAATAAAAGAATACGCTCGGACTTCCACCGAGAGGGAGTTGGATAAATCCATCTTTTATTAAGAGCTCCCTTCCTTTCAAGCTCTGCACCTAATGTTGCCGTATCCTTTCATTAAAGGAGTTGTTTTTCATGCGAAGAAAAAAAAGAGACCCTTAGGTCTCCTTCAATTTGTCTAAATATAACACATACTCTATCTCAGTCGTAATGTCTATTAAATTCTGCATTGTTGCTTTAGTCTCTTGCAATGTTTCCATTAATTCATCAGGATCACATTCGTGAGCATCGTTCTTTAAATTGTCAATATCGTACTCTAAAATATCAACAAGACAATGTGCTAATCGTGTTTTGTTTTGAATCTCTCTTTTTATTCTCGCGTTCATTTCTCTTCAGCTAACTCCTTATTTAATTCGTCTGTCAACTGTCCGTGAGCAATCAATGTCTTAACTGTCTTAATAACACACCCGCAAAAAATAATTGCTGAAATTGTAGTTGCTATTTTATCTTTATTCATGTTGTCTCCTCCAAATATCAATCTCTTGAACTATCTAGTAGCCAGAAGAATCGTCTGTACCTGTCATAATACAAATCTTTGCCGCACGGTATATCCAACTTAGACTTCAAATATGTATACGATAACCCCTCCGTGACAGCTTTCAAAATATAATTGTGTAAGTCTGCATCAGCCTCCTTAGCCATCCTCTCAATTAACTTAATTCGTTCTAGGTATCTCTCCTTACGTATCACCTCCTTAAAGGTGGGATCACCGGGGATATTGCTCTTATGTACTTCGTCCGTAGTAGACAATGAAATATTTGGACTACTATTGTAAGTCTTCTTCCATTCTGGATACTGTAAGCAGAAATGTTTAAGTTCGTAATGACGGTGCTTATCTATCCAGTATTTATTCTTTCGAGAAATATCAGGACGGATAACAGTTCCCATTATTTGCTCGCTCCTCTCTTATACTTATAAGAATCCTTCACAAGTTTAATGGTAGCTTTCTTAAGTCGCTCTTTACTCACTTCGCCATGCACGTATATAGTAGCGTTTTTAAATCGATATGTTTTCATACACAAACACCTCTAAGATAAGAAAATATCAATTGCTTCCAAATTAGATAAGCCGAGAAGTTCTTTGAGTATCATTGCATCACCGATGGTTATTGTACCGTTATCTGCAATCTTCTTATATAACGCAGCGGCTGTATCAACGTTCAAACTCTTTTCGAAAATCTTAAATATCAATTTATTTGCATCCAATGCACACACCTCTTTCTGGTTGCGTTTCATGCAACATCTAAAAGATAACACCATTCCAATTTTTCTGTCAATACATTTTTTTCGCATAAAATGCAATTTTTTTAATCTAGGTTTGCTTTTCGTTTGCATGTATGCAAATATTAATATATGATAAGTTTTGTCGGAAAGGAGACAAGATAATGTCTATAGGAAAACGAATAAAGAATTTACGAACAAAGAGAGGGATGTCAATTGACGATCTTGCCGATAAGTTAGGTAAGAATCGAACCACCGTATATAGATATGAGAATGGCGATATTGAAAATTTACCATTGAGTATCCTTAATCCGCTTGCCGAGGCGTTAGACACGACGCCTGCGAATTTGATGGGGTGGGGTGATAAAGAAATGATATCTACGAAAATATCAGATGGAGAAGAGGAGGCTGTATACTCGTCTGTAAATGAAACTTATGTGAAGCATGTAGAAGCTTGGCATAAAACATTTGGCATGGACCCGTTTACTGATGAGGAGCATGAGAAGTTAATGGAGTATGGTAAATTCTTAATCTCACAGAGACAAAAATAAAAGAAAGTGTAGTCTTGTACAGTTCATTTCCTGCCCGAGAGTCGCTCGGTCTTATTTCTTATGTGACAGCATCTCAGCTGCTGGGGCTCTCACCCAGGACTCACTTCTGCTACTTCTTTCTTCATAATAGGAGTTGTTATTTTAGCGAAAAGAAAGAGCCCTTGTTAGGACTCAATCTTCTTGTTTTTCATTAATCGTGTAAGTAACCGATCTTGTACAAAAATTTTCCGACTAATGTCCAGAACTTTTGTTTGATGGTCATACAAATCACTCCTTTCTTCATAATAGGAGCTGTAAAATACGCGAAGGAGGTGATGCCAACTTATCCCCCTGGCAGTACATCATAGAAAGGAAGAACAGAATGTATAAGGAATATCCAAAGTTTTACAATTATGAAACGAAAGAGTACGGCAGAAAGTCGCGTACTGATGATCCTCTATTGTCGACTGATGAAATACTTGAGAAGCATAGTAAAATTGTTGAGGAATATGCGGTCAAATATCTAGGTGGCCCAATCCCGGATGAGAACAAATATATGGAAGTGGGCAGTGGCGAATCGCTTAAAGAACGTCCTGAGATAACTCGTTTACTCAAAGATATAGAAGATCCGGCCGTCAAAGCTATAATCGTAGTAGACGTGCAGCGTTTGAGTCGTGGCGATCTTGAGGATGCTGGTAGACTTATAAGATTACTTAGATACACAAATACTTATGTAATCACGCCCATGAAGACTTACGATTTGCGTGATGAATATGATAGAGATGCGTTCGAACGTGAACTTAAACGAGGCAACGAATATCTCGAATACTACAAGAAGATTCAAGCTAGAGGTAAACTATTAAGCGTTAAAGAAGGTAACTACGTAGGTTCAACCGCGCCTTATGGTTTTGATCGAATTGAGAAGTTTACTGATAACGGTAAGAAATCATACCACACTCTAATCGAACGTAAGGACCAAGCTGATGTAGTCCGTATGATCTTCAACTGGTATTGCGAAGAAGATATAGGTGTTACAGCAATTTGCAGAAGACTTGAAAATATAGGCGCTAAGACTAAGACCGGTCAAAGCACATGGAAACCAAGCATAATATTCAGTATTTTAGAAAATCACCATTATATTGGCTGCACACGTTGGAATTGGCGGAAAACTGTGAAAATAATTGAAGATCAAGAGATTAAGAAGTTACGTCCGAAGGCGAAAGTAGACGAGTTCTTATTATTCGAAGGTAAGCATGACGGTATTATCTCAGAAGAGCAATTTAATAAGGCTCGTGAAATAAGAGGTAAACGTCATAGAACTCGTAGGGATCTGACTCTCAAAAATCCATTCAGTGGAATTATGTTCTGTAAGAAATGCGGGCATAAGATTGGTTATAACACTTACACGAGAAATGGTGTAGAATATGCCCCGCCTAAACTCGTATGTAATAACCAAGTTCATTGTAAGTCAGGCTCTGTGAAATATACCGAGGTGTTTGAATACGTCTGTAAAGTCCTCAGAGACTGTATAAGCGACTTTGAGATTCGTATAGAGAATAGTCAGGACGACTCTATAAAACTCCATAGAGACCTATTGACCAGACTCACAAAGCAGCTCTCTGAGCTTGAGAAGAAAGAAATGGATCAATGGGAGGCTCAATATGACCCTGATCCAGATAAGAGACTTCCTCAACATATTTTTGCCAAACTCAATGAGAAAGTGTTAAAAGAAAAAGAGGAAGTAAATAAAGCGTTGGCTAAAGCTAAGGACTCTGCTCCAAAACATATCAACTATCGAGAAGAGTTAATAAAGACTAAAGATGCTTTAAGAATATTGGAAAATGAAAAGTTAGATGCTAAGACCAAAAATCAATACCTCAAAACAGTGATTGATAAGATGGTGTATGAGCGTGACCCAATCGTACAGATCACAAAAGAGAATGCAGAGAAGTACAACATGCGAGCTGCTAAAGGTACCAGATACTATAATCCTCCTTATAAAATAACCATCGAGCTTAAGTGTGACTAATGTAGGGAACATTTAAGCCCTGATTCATGGGGTATTAAAAGATACCGAAAGCGTCATATCAACTGTATTGAAGTAAAAAGAAGAGGCCCTGTCGTAGTGACGGAGCCTCTTTTACTATTTTGAAGACGAGAATCGAACTATTTCTTAATCTTCTTAGCCTTAGTTAATGTCTTCTTACCGAACTTACCATCGATAGTAATGCCGTTTTTAGACTGGAAGTTACGTACGTAGCCTGCCGTCCTATCTCCGTATTTACCATCGACTTTCATTCCGTAATTACCAAACCAGTTGAGGAATTTCTGAACACGTTTGATCTCAGTTGAATATGAACCAAGAGTCTTGTATCCATCACCAATTGTGAAATATCCTCTTGGGGGTAACGTAGGGAATGAACCTGAATATTTCTTTTTAGAAACCTTCGAACTACGCTCACGCCCGGATACTACCGCAACGGTATGACCTTTAGTCTTTGTTACAAGAACGTCGCCGTTGTATAATTTCGTAAGTATACTAACCGATTTCCGCTTTTCAAACAAACCAGAACGCTCTAATACGTCTGCTTCATTAGCTGTGGTGAAATTACCAACATCATGACCAGATGCTTCCTTAATACACTGACGTACGAGAGCACTGCAATCGCATTCTGTTGGAGTCTTCGTATTTGTTCCAACCGAAAGAATACCGAAGCGATTACTCTGATCATAACCAATGTTCGGATTATGACAAGCTCTGGACATAGCATTTGCGATACCGTTTGCTACTTTCACATTCTTAGGTCTTAATACATACCAACCCTTTTTGTGCATGTAGAAATCCTGAGTGCTCACTTCTTTACCTGTCTGATCTCCAGTTTTACCGCCGCTGTATGTACCTCTTTCATCAACTCTAGCCGAACCAATAATAATCTTAGCCATAATTACTCCTCCGTTTCTTCGCTGTCGTCAACATCTTCGTCGTTTTTTGGACTCTCTTCTGGAATACCTGCTAAACTCGTAGCGAGTGAAATGATGCCTGCAAGAGCAGATGCTGAAAATACCATCTTCCAGTCAACAGCACCTAAATATGTAGCAGTTCCAATCATTGCAACAAACGCCTGAGCAATAGTCTTAATCGCTCTAATACCTGCTTTCTTAAACCAATCTTTCCAATCTCTCATAATTGTGTTCTCCTTTCTTATGAAAAATCATCATCTTTTAATCTTTCATGATATAACTCGCGTAAGTATTTTGTGTTCTCGCCAATTACGCCATTAGTAAGACCCTTCGCTGCTATGTACTTCTCATAATCTTCTAAATCGGTTATGACATGATCCCATTCTTCTTTATCGTGCTTTTCTCCCTTACGACAGGAGTTTGCGAATTCAAGAATATGCCATCGTTTTTCTTGGGCCTTAGATTCCTCAAAGTCATGTTTTAGTTCTTCTTGGCGTTGGACCAATAGAGTAACATCACGTCGAATATCACCATTGATTGCTTCACTTATCCACGACAATATCTTACTCCACGGATTAAATTGAATAGGAGCTACCTGGATTAATGTGGTAGCCCCTATCAGTACAACCGTAGGATTTGTGAGAATATCGTCTAAGATATTAATTAAATCTGTCAAAACATTCATACCATCCCTTCCCCGCTGTTCTAATCATCTTCAAGTAGTTTCTTTACTGCCTCAACATAACGTTTTGGAACATCGTCAATCGTGATTTCCCCAGCGATAATTCGTCTGTAATAAATCTTAGCCATTACTTTCACCTCCTGAAATTAGGTCATATAACTCACAAAGAGCAGCATTAACGTCGTTTTCGTACGCTATCTGCTGCTCCGCAAGTTCACATATTGCTGCCTGGACATCGTCCGCTTCAGTCTCAGACAGTTTTCTCTCAAGTACTTCTTTTGCTGATTCTTCAGTTGGTTCGAAATATGCCATACCATCTCTGATCACGAAATCATTTACACCGTTGATGCATTTCTCATTGACGTAATCGCCATTTTGAAATTCAGTGTCAAAGCCATCTAAACGATCTTCGGACCAGTTTACGATACGACTGTTTTCGTCAATTTTCGCAAAAGCCATAAACATCCTCCTTTCGGTTAGTTTACATAGGTAACTGTTAATGATGCGCCATACCAATCGTTATTGATAGTGCCTCTGGCGGCGGTTATGTTACGTCCGTAAATATAGATCATATCGTTAGCTGCTACTTTAAATACATGGTCGATTATACTTATTTCTCCAGACGTATTTAATCGAGTATATGTAAAATACATATTAGTCGAATTCTTATAAATATACAAATTGACTCCGTCACCGTCAGTCAAACCGGTTAGCGATATTTGAGCACTAACTTTAACCCAACCTGATAACAAACATTTTACTCCACCATTCGTCGACTTGAAATATGTTGATCCAATGGTAGTTTGGTTGTTTGTTGAGTCGAATGAACCAACTGCAATCCGAGCTGCAGAGGTCTTAAGTGTCTGAGTAGTTACCGAATATACAGATATGGTCGGAATAACCATAGCCTTATTATTCATAATATAAGAAAGATTTGTAGTTAGGCTAAGATAGTCACCATAAATGTTTGTGGCTCCTTCTTTGAGAGAATAACTACCATAACCAATAACGCAATTATTGTTTGTGTTACAAGGCTGGAAGTTATTACGCAGATCGCCAGAAGTACTTGTGCCGACAAAACTTTTACCGTTAGGGACTACGAAACTTGTATTGGCAGAAATATTATTTGCGCCATCGCCAACCGTTAAACTAAGATCGTCGCCGGATTGTAAAACAACAGCGCCTTTGGAAATTACGTTTGCCTTATAACCATAAATGTTTGTTTGGCCTATATTGTTAATGTAGTTTCCATAACCAAAAGTAGTGTTGTTAGCTTCGTTAAATCCATCGACAATGCCTAACCATTTATCAGCGTAAGACCCACTACTTTTCTTAGCGAACATGGCGCCATTTTGAAACATGATTGAGCGATCACAGTTGTTGTTGATCGATACTGTTCCGCCTTCCATGTTCAAATATAAATGACTAGGTGTCGTGTCGTTAGACTTAGCTGTAATTTCATTACTATCCATCTCGAGATGAACACCACCATTGGTGCCTATAGATAATGGAGGCAAACCTTTTGCAGTTCCATGCAAATCGCCAGAGTTATTTATCCATACACTACCATTTAACGACAAATCTACTACCGCATTCTCATCCAGATAAACGCATGGGATAGTGGCCGAGTTCGAACCGTACATTACATACAAATTGTTAGTTTCCTCAGCGACCCATGTTAACTGGCTAACTGAGCTGTATGATGTAGTAGGAACAATCACAACGTATTTGTTTTTTGATCCAATTGCGAATTTCCATTTATATGTCGTCCCTGCTGAAATAGTAAGAGTCCCACCTGTGCCAACAACACGAGTCACAGTACTTCCACTTGTAGTATAACTAACCTTGGTGAACGTACGATTCAAATCAGTAGCATTCTTCAATAACTCTGAATCTTTAATGGTAAACGCTTCAATACCGTCTTTATACAATGATATGTTCTCGCCATAACTAGCCAACACTGTCGAGCCATTACGAATATCAACTGAATCGCTATCAATAAGAACGTTTCGACCCAATGTTGAGGCTGTCATGTTACCGACGGTTAAACCGTTATTGGCAAACTTCATATAATTGGTTGCGGTTTTGGCTGCAGCATTAGCTTTGTTAGTCGCATCAGTAGCAGCTGCAGATATGGCTTCTGACTTTGCATTGTTAGCTTTAGTCGTAGCGTCAGCTTCTAAATCCTCAGGAGCTGGAGTCCAGTCAGTTGCTTTGTTACCCTCTTCAAGTTTGAGATATGCGATATTAAACACCCTAGTACCGCCACCAAGATATACAAACGGTCTAAAATATTTTCCTTTTGGTTTAAATGTTAGATATAATAAAGTCCATTCGCCATTCACCAAATCTTGTTTGTACTTAATTACATCGACTCCGCCACTTTGACCATAATCAGCGCCAGTAGAACTACAATGGTAGTTAAGAGGTGTAGTAGTACCTCCTGTATAATCGTCGCCAGTCAATTTAATCATAGCCGAATATGTGTATGTTTTGTTAGTATCAACCTCGAAATAACGGTTATAATTTCCAACGATACCGCCACCAACGATCGTTTTTATTGTATTGCATCCCATATACTGAACCGATGTATCAAGTTCAAGGCCGCCGCCATTATCTACCCACCATGTTGGTTTAGTAGCCCAATGACCAGATTGTCTAAACAAATTCCTTCCGCCAACTACTATTCCTTCAGGCGTACTTCCAACAGAATATGATGTTGATGTGGTATTGTCAGTGTACGTAATTACAGTCTTTGTCCACAAATATGGCTTATCAGCAGTTGTACTCGGAACACTAGTAGACCAAGTTCCAGTTGGTGTAGATGTTCCGCTAGACCAAGCCTGATAGGTTATAGCTGTCGATTTAATTCCTTTTCCATCTGAGCCATTGCTTCCATTCGATCCGTTGGTTCCATTTGTACCCATTCTGCCAACCGAATAAGCTGTGGTTGGATTACCGCTAGTGTAGTTCGTAACCGTTTTAGTCCATAAATATTGTCCGGCAGAAACACTTGGAATACTAGAGGACCATGTTCCAGTAGGGACTGTTGTTCCTGAAGATCCCGCTTGATATGTAACTGCAGTGCTACTTATTCCTCGACCGTCCTTGCCATTGGTTCCGTCTTTGCCTGGAGTTCCAGGGTCACCTTTCGCACCATCTTTGCCCGGAGATCCAGTGTCGCCTTTGTCTCCTTTCGCTCCGGTTGCACCCGTGTTACCAGTAATACATACTGCTGTGGTGTAGCTAACTGTACCTTTGCCATTGGTATTCTTGGTTCTCATCCAAATATAAGTACCTTCTGACCATGTTGGCCGAGATGTCGACCAAGAACCACCGGATAAAGATGTAGCACTGGTGGATTTATAATATTCGTTTACCGATGATACAATCGCAGTCTCATCAATTGTCCAAGTAAATCCAGAAGCATTCTGTTCCATTTTTGATAAACGTCCGTCTACCCCTTGAACAGTTGCTGTGATAGATTCGGCGGTTTGATCGACGTATGACTTTGCTTCCGTTACTGCTTCATTAGCTTTAGTTGTAGCGTCCGCCTCAACATCCTCTGGAGCTGGTATCCAGTCTGTGGCTTTATTACCTTTTTCAAATTTTACAGCATACATATAAACCCATACATCTTTTGTATCTTGTAGTCTTATGGGAATTACAGATGCAAGTCTTGCTGTATCGCCTGTAGTCCATGTTATTACGTATTTTTTCCATTTAGTTCCAATAGCGGTTTGCGTAAATCCGTCCCTATACGTACTTCCGCTTCCTATATTATAGAAAAAAGAACCGACTACACATACCGAATCAGCTTTAGCATAAAAAGATAAAGTATATTGTGTATTTGGCTCAAATTCAAGTTTTTGACTAAAAGGATCATAATACAAGCGATCAGAAGGACACTTTGCCTTTAATATAGTAAATCCACCAATTTTATTTGTTAAATCAAAAATACCGGTCACATTGCTTGTACCTGCACTAAAATCTTTTGTTCCTAAAAATATATTCCTACCGCCAATCTGAATAGCGTCCGTGTATACTTTAGACTCTGTAACTGCGCTAGAAATCTTATTGTTAGTAACCTCTAATGTAGCGTAATTCTTCAAAGTTTCATTCACAGCAGATATAGCGTCAGACTTAGCTCGATTTGCTTTTGCCGTTGCATCGTTCGCTGCAGTGGATACGGCGTCAGTTTTAGCACTATTAGCTTTCGTAGTTGCATCACTGGCAGCTGCACTAATTGCTGCATCTTTAGCGTCACTCACATTCTTAATCGTAGCAATAGAAGAAGACCCCATTTTGATACTCTTAGCGTCGATGTTCAATTCGCCGTTAAATGAATCGAAATTAATATAGTTACTATCTTTTCCGCCAAGATGAAAATCGCCATCAGATTCAACTCTGAACGGAGAATCATCGGTCATACCCAAAAGTGATCCCTGACCCAAAGCGATTCCATCGGTACCAACATACACACCATTAGTGGGATCGGTTAATCCAGTCTTTCCGTTATGAATGTTAGTATCACCTATGTCGAAATTACCAATAGTCGCCTCGAAAGCATTTAGATCAGCTACATTAATCTTTGCTGCTGTGATAGTATCATCTTTGACGATCGCACCATCAAGGATATTACCTTCGTTGGCGGCTGCTTTCACATTAAGAGCTGTTATTAAGGCAGTCTTTTTCTTTCCGTCCGGACCTGTTTCATCTGTAGTCAAGACAAGTCGTTCAGCGCTTAATGTACCAGCTTTAATGACATCAGCCGACAACGATCCAACTTTTGCAGTGGTTATAGCGGCATCAGCAATCTCAGTTGTACCGATAGCGCCTTCTTTGATCTTACCTTTATCGATCCATGCTACATCTGCGTTCATCAGATCAGTATTTACATAATTCGAATCAAGAATGCCTGTCGTGATTTCACTAATACCAGTCAGCTTTCCATCTTTAACTGTAAATGCTGAATTAAGAATTTTAACATCCGAATTAATTGCAGATATACTAGATCCTTGTGTTTCCAATGTCGAATCTATATTGCTAATATTGGAATTGATTGTCTCGATACTAGATCCATGTGTCTTAACTGTAGAATCTATGGCTTCGATTTTTGAACCCTGGGCAGTAAGCGTCGAATCGATCGTCTCAATATTCGAGTTAATAGCCTCGATGCTAGACCCCTGAGCTGTAATAGTTGAATCCATGGCCTCGATCTTGCTATTTTGAATGTCTATATTATTATTTATGAGAGTAATATCATTACCGATTGCTCTGATCTTATTGCCTGTCATCTCAATCTCGTTATCAAGCAATAATCTGTTGGTTTCCACATCTGAAATAATAGCGTCTGCAGTTGTTTGAGCTACTGCTACATCACTTCTGTTGCCAGTAATATGTGTATCGCTATGGGAAACAGATACATCTACCACATCCCCAACTTTAACCGAAACTGAGCTTGCTTTAACCGGTGTAGAATTTTCACTGCCCGGTATTTTTACATATACAGTATCACCTGTTATACTTGTAACTTTAGCTGTGGTAGTATAAGGTGAAACTGTTTTTCTATTGGCATTTGCCACCGTTTCAGCCAACATTTTTTGTATTTTAAGATCCATTCTACGCCCTCCAGTTCTCGGTTTCTTTTTTTGCTATCTCGCTAACTTGTATGCCTTTTCCCAGTTCAAGAGACTGGCTTATAATTCGGAATGTTCCAATAATTCCTTGCTGAGGTAACAAATATAATGCAACATCATTAACTTCTATGTCTGGATCGAACTCTCTCTTGTAACTAATCTTTCGAGTCGATTTTGAGAGTTCCTCCATACGTTCAGCTCCTTTACTAAGAAGCGTTTCGCCGGTATCCAAAGTCAATTGTTCAGAAGACCATTTCTCCCAACCAAGATTTATTACGGATGTAGCTGACTGCTCGTCCGTATTATAAATGGTTTCGTAATCACCATTGCTATCCGTTACCCTAAGGACATTCGGTATATCAAATATATCGCTCTCATCAGTCAATTCTGGCATGAGAACGTCATTTTCAAATGTATCAAAAGTTGCTACAATGTCATCAGTTTGCTCTTTGATTGTCACGCAACCCCGTCCGTCAATGCTTAAATACCATCCAGTATCAGTAAGCAAATATTGTACAAAAGATAATACCGTTTCATTGCTCTCTGCAACTTTAGGTTCATCAGTACGTATCTCAGATTCAACGAATTCTATCGGACACATAAGCACGTTCGATAATAATTCACATGCTCCAGCTATTGGATCTCCCCCTTCTGGAAAATACCATCCGGGAGATAAGATCTTATCAGCAGCTGGTTTAAGAACACTGTAGCATTCTAATTCAAGTGTAGATAATCGCCCATTAATCGATTTCTTAGGTGACGTTACGAGAAAAGTACCTAAGTCTGCTCTTCGTAAACCTGTGTTATTTTTTGCTTCTAACACCAGACGAACGTATCCGCTAATAGGATCTCCGTCTATGGTTATACTCGCATCTTCAATTAAGGCACTATCATTATCTTTGGTTATGGAGGCGGAGACAAGACCTTCGATCTCATCTTCATCCCCCCATGTAGCCTGATTTACAGAATACAGCCTGAATGTTGAAGTATAGCCTTGCCCCCAATCCATTTTTATCCTCCTCTATTATTGTTGTGCTTCAGTGACATTTGTTTTTCCGTTTATTGATAATTCGTATACAGCCCATCCAAAGGTATCACCTTGACCACCTCTTACTATATAAAGTCTATATGCGCAATAAGCCTTATCTGAATTAATTGTGTATTCTAACGTTTGTTTTGATTCATCTTGTGAAAGTGTTATTACATCTGTCAAATCGTCCCAAACTGAATCATCATTTATCACGGAATCGGCGCAACCTTGGAATTTAAACTGCGGAGTTGGTGATACGTTATCGACCGACGTTGTCATCTGTATTTTTGCGTTGCTAACTGGTTCTAAGAAATTGTAACCAATGTACTTTCCAGCGGTACTATCAGCAATTTCTGTAGACCAGAACGAAGAGTCATTACCGTCAAAGGCTCTCCACGGTTTTCTGTCATCACCAATGTAATAAGAATTTGCAAATACGTAATTCTGTGCATCTTCTTCACTACTAAATATTTGACTAGTAACATCTTTACTTGGTGTCGGAGTTGGCTCTGGGGTATCATCAATAGATAATAACTCTCCCATAAACTCACCGTTCGCATCCGCCTCTTTAGCTGATAAGGATACACTGACAATATTCTTGTTATACTCTCTACTTATAGACACATCTACAGTAGCAGGATAGCCAATATTGTTAGAGCATCTGACATAACAAAGCTCCGTGAATCTCGACAATTCATAAAGCTGTTCCACTAACTCTTCATCTTCCATTTTGACGACTTCCGTACTTAAACTCTGAGATCGCTCAATGAATGGTTGACCGTAGTAAAGTTTCGTGCCTCCAAGATGAGATCTGATCTCGCCCTGTTTAGTTCTGTTATCATCGATAGTCACATTCCACGGTAAACTTATAGATTTATCGCCGTAATTGATTATAATTCCATAATCGACTAACTCATACTCCATGTCAACCCATGCTTCGTCTCCCTCTGGAGTTCTTGTGCAGAAGCAATAAGCAGGTTCTGCAGTCTCTCCGAAAGTAGGCAGTACATCTTTAACCGCCCTACCAAAAGGAAGATCTCGATAGCAAAGATAACGTCCATCTGCAGTAGTACGATAAACATCGCATACGTCTGTGTCTCCGGCGCCTTCTGGCTTAACTGCCAATAAGGTAGCCGTAGCATCGCCATTGTCATCGATCTCGATAGTTACCGTCGACTGATCAGGCATAACTGCTTGATGTTTCCAATGTACCTCGAAATCAATATACTGTGGTTCAGAAGTAAGTAATGTATCCGGATCCACGCATTCAAGTTGAAGTCTATATCTAGCGTTGTCCGCTAAAGATACGTTGCTGAGTGTATATGCACCTTCCTCAACAACTGATGTCCATACACAATCGCCTTGATAAATATTATCCTCTCCATCTGGATGCTGCCATTCGAAATCGTCGATAGAATATACATACAAATTTAAATCACCATCGCCAGCCACGTTGACATTAAATGGTAATTCTCTCAAAGCTTGAACTTTTATGTCTGTGAGTTCTCCAGTAGCATCGGACACGGACTCATAAATATAATCTACTATCGACGAAGACGTTAAAGTACATGTTGGTAGTCCAGCGATCTTTAGCTCAATAGGCTCTGAAGTCGAACTACCCATTGAATTAGTAACTATCACCCTTAAGAAATATTCGCCAACTGGGTATTTGTATACTGGATTCATAGGATCGTCTGAGGAGCCATTAACCCTAGCACTTAAATCAACGGTACAGTTGTCTTCTTCGCCTGTGACATTCGCGATTGGGGTCCATTTTGACGTTTCCGTGATCGTAGCATCTGAACATATCTCAATCTGAGCTGATGTCTGTGGCAGGTTTTCTCCGGCAGAGTAAACCCACTGAGCCGACAAATTACCACCTGCTTTTATCCACGAACGAGATAAAGTCAATGCTGGTGTGTCCGGATCATCCGACATAGATACTCCAGCTGACGGATCAGACCACTCACCGTAGTTTGTAGTTCCGTCCAATTCCTCGTACAGACGAACCCAGAAGTAATATGTCTCACCTGCTGTAAGTCCGGTTATATATGCCTTCGTCATAGTCCCATTATCGAATGTTGTTGTCGATGGTAAACTATTGGACTCCCAGGCATTGATCATGTTCGACCATGCCACCTCAACTCCATTTCGAACAGTGTCGTCTTTAATGGGATTTTCCCATGTCAACTCAACTGTCGTATTGTTGGACATCTTCGTTGCGGTAACATTCTTACATTTCGACGGAACAACAACGTCATTGATCCACAAATTATCACTCAATCCGCCAGGATTAAGATTATTTAAACCAACTCTGACCTGAAAACAGAAGTCGAGTTCCTTACCAATATCCGAATTAGGTAATGGATAGAAATACTGTGAACTGGTCCATTCACTATCTCCATAATATATGGTCTTGATTTGGTTCTTGGCAGTAATGCTGTTCTTAAATATAAGAATACGAGTACGTCCACCTTTGCCCAATTTTCCTCCATTATAGAGTTGTGTATTTGGTTCCGTACCATACAATTGTGTAGGAGGTGCCGTCCATTTGAATAGGATTCCTTGCTTTCCACCTACTGTAGTTGCTGTAGCAGTAACGCCACTTACATTGGTAGGTCGTCCGTATGCAACTACTCCGGTCACATAGCCAGGAGTAACGTTTCCATCATGTTCTGCTAGAATTCTAAAATATCTTACATTGTCATTAGCAACTGCTCCGAGTTCGTTTGTCTGAATCTTTTTGATAGAGCTACTAATGTTTTCCTTAGCATTACTCCATGTGCCCATATTCTCGCCATAAATATCAGAAGCACCTTTGTATTGAGCCTGATCACGATACTGTATTGTAATATTATCTACCGGATACCAACTAATTTTCTCGCTCTTAGAATATCCGGTATCAACACTCCATGATACGTTATAAATACCATAGCCATTGTCAACCTTGGCGTTTTTCAATACGTTAGGTCTTGAGATCTTTGGGGTACCAACCGGCTTCGGTACTGCAAACACATGAGTGGCGGTCTTAGTTTTTGACTTTCCGCCAGGTCCAGCTGAATACGCATGAACCTTGAACATAACCGGTTTGCTTGGTGAAATCTTAGTAGTTACTTTTTTACGAATCTGTTTTACAGTATCTCGGTTATACCACTGACCGGAATAATCAGAAACCTTATGTTCATTCTTGTCACCTTTTGTTTTAGCAGTCAACCAAGTCCAAGCTCTAGTTGCCACTTTCTTTGAAGAACTAGTTATGCTGTTATCATCGTTGATGTCAACCGCAAATGTAAAACTGGTTCCGTTTTCGTCATAAGTAATCGCTACTTTTGGATCGACCGATGGATCAAACTCATAGGTTTTGCTAACTGAATCTGATGAAATATTCTTTTTGACTTTACCTGAGCTAACGGTTCCAGTATTCCAAACTTTGAATACTATCTTCTTAATGCGCTGAGCATAGTCAGATTGTTTTGGGTTCTTGTCAGTGCCATCTGCAACAAATGGGTAATATTTTGTCTTATCCAAAGTGAAGGACCAAGAAGAATTTTTCTTGGCCCCGAGTTTTACTTTCTTATACTCTTTCGCTTTATTAGAAGACTTCTTTGTATCCTGTGCCTCATAAATCCATCGTTCAATGTAAAAGTAATCGGCATCGCTATCCACATTACTAAATGACAGAGTCATCTTATAACCATTTCGAGCCAAGGATACGGATGGCTTGGTTAGCTTGGACTTAAGTTTTACCTTTTTGGTAGTAGTCTTCTTTTTACTACTAGTCTTTGATGTAGACTTCTTTGTTGAAGTAGTTTTTTTCGAACTAGCCATTAAATTCCCCTCCTTATAGCTCTTCTTAGATTATTAGCAATATCGCTAGCAATTTCATTAGCGTCTGAACCGGCATTGTAATCAAGTTGTACATTGAGAGACGTACCATTATTATTTTCAGCCATATCCTTACGCAATCCTTTGATTGCAGATAACAGTTCAGAATTTCCATTTTGACGGTTCTGCATCATAGTGCTTATTGACTGTGCTCTTGCTAAAGTCATACCTATTGATGGATTCATACCAAGCATTCCATTTATAGCATTTGCTCCAGATTCGACATCACTCAGATCAAGAACCGGTCTGATTGTTGGTTCAGTATCGGTATCCATGCTAAACATGTCGGTCATTTTAGACAACGCTGCAGAGAAAGTTTTGGTCGAACGTTTAGCAATACCTTTCGTCGACTTATTGACGTCCTTTTCACCGTCGCCAAGGGCATTCGTCAAGCCTTCAATCATATAGCATCCAAATCCATACCATACTCTTGAAGGAGAGTTAATATCCTCGTTATCCTTAAAGCCTTTATTTGCTGCTTTAGCCAAGGAAGCACCTTTGTCATAAAGATCCTGGCGTTTGGCTTCCAGACCTTTAAGCAATCCTTTTCCCAAATACTTTCCAGCAGATTCAAATTTACTGTATTTGTCTTTGGCGCCTTTTGATGCTTCTGTAGCCATACTTCCAACTTTCTTGGATGCCTTGCTACCACCCTTGGTAATGCCGGATCCAAATGCTTTTACAAGTGATTCTCCGGCTTTAGTGAAGCTTGATTGTTTGGTCTTCAATCCGTTTACAGCGGAGGAACCAACACTTTTTCCAGCATTGGTTATAGCTGATGCGCCGCTCTTTATTCCTTTAGCCAAATTCTTAGACATACTTACACCGGCGCTATTAAGTTTAGTACCTGAGTTCTTAAAAGCGCTTACAAATTTATCGACCTGCGCTGTTCCAAGTTTCTTAAGTGCTGACGAGAAAGATTTAAGATTTCCGAAATCAACCCCGCCCATTCCTTTAGCCATTCTAACTAATGAATTGCACGCTTTTATAGCGGAATTAACATCACCTAGTTTAACTTTTCCACTTACCGCATTAGAGAATTTAACTACCGCATTACCCATCTGTGTTAACTTCGTACCAAATTCTTTAAAGTTGGTTTGGCTAGACGCAAAGCCATTAACTTTCTCAGTGCTTGGGAGATTAGCCATAATACTTTTGAATACTTTTATAGCATTCTTAGAAGCAGCAAAGTCAATCTTCTTACCACTTACCGAATTTGAAAACTTAACAACTGCATTACCCATTTGTCGTAGCTTAGATCCAAAATCATTGAAATTAGCTTTGCCAGAAAGGAAAGTAGATACTTTCTCTGTACTTGGTAAATTGGTCATGATACTTTTGAATAACTTTATAGCACTATTGCTCGCTGTAAAGTCTATTTTCTTGCCACTTACTGAGTTCGAGAATTTAACCACGGCATTACCCATTTGTCGTAGCTTAGATCCAAAATCATTAAGATTAGCACTTCCAGAAATGAACGTGCTTATTTTCTCGGTACTCGGCAAATTAGCCATAATACTTTTGAACAACTTAACTGCATTGCTGGATGCTGTAAAGTCTATTTTCTTACCGCTTACTGTCTCAGAGAATTTAGATATAGCATTACCGATTTGAACGAGCTTGGTTTTAAATGTGCTGAAATCTACATTTGCCGAAACAAATTGATTTATCTTATCACCAGACAGATTCGACATAATACTCTTTAAGATGTTACATGCATTCTTAGATGCTTCGAAGTCGAATTTCTTACCGCTAATCGATTCCGAAAACTTAGCGATACCACCGCCCAATTGAGCGAGTTTGGTTTTGAAACTTGTAAGATCGATATCGCTGGAAATAAGGCCATTCATCATATTTTTATTGGCGAATATTCCTGAAAGCGTCTTAAGAACGCTAGCCGCCGAATCAGCCTTTTCGGTATTAACCTTATCGCCACTAACCTTTTTACAGAACGAAGATATTCCATCGCCCATCATATTAAGATTTCGATTTAGAATATCAGTTCTCAATTCAGTCGTGAACAAATTGCTATTCTTTACACTAGCCATGGCGGATACAGTTTTCAAAACACTACCTGCTGATTTGATCTTATCAACATTCATCTCGCTTCCGGAAACTTCTCTTGAGAATGCAGATATACCTTTTCCCAAGTTCCCAAGATTCGTAGGGAAGCTTTCAGTTACACCCTTAAATGCTTCTGCAAAACCACCTTTCTTCGGAAAATTAGCGGCCATGTTAACTATCGTTTTACCAGCATTAGCAGCTGCAGTTACAGCTTGCTCGTCTATTCCAGTTACTTTCTTGGAGAAGCTAGCCATGGCACTACCGAAACTCTTTATGTTTTTACTAAAGTCGTCGAAATCAACGTCGCCAGCGAACCATCCTACGACGCCTCCGCTATTAGGTAATGTTGATGCCATCTGTGCTATTGCATTACCAGCATTTGCCGCTGCAGTAACCGCGCCTTCGTCTATCTTTCCGGATACTTCTTTTGAGAATCTAGCCATAGCTTTACCGAATGGAACAATCTTCTTTGCAAAGTCGTCCAGATCATTCTCTCCTGTGAACCAACTAACTACGCCACCACTATTAGGTAACGTGCTAGCCATTTCAGCAATAGCTTTGCCAGCATTAGCCGAAGCAGTAACAGTGTCAGGTTCAATCTTTCCAGCTACTTCTGAAGAGAATTTTGACATAGCTTTACCAAATGGAATTAACTTTTGAGCAAATGTTCCCAAATCGTTCTCTCCGGTAAACCAACTAACTATACCGCCACTATTCGGTAATGTATCAGCCATTTGAGCTATTGTCCTTCCAGCATTAGCTGCTGCTGTGACTGCGCCCTCGTTTATCTTTCCAGATACTTCTGAGGAGAATTTTGTCATGGCTTTACCGAATGGTATTAACTTCTTTGCGAATTCTGCTAAATCATTCTCGCCAGCGAATACACTAACTAATCCTCCGGCATTCGGTACATTCTTAGCCATTTCAGTCAGAACTTTGCCAGCATTAGCTGTAGCCGTAACAGCATTCGCATCGATTTTACCGGATACGGTTGACGAAAACTTAACCATAGCCTTTCCAAACGGAATAATTTGCTCTCCGAATTTATCCAAACTACTTTTACCAGTTACAAATGTAGCGATACTGTCAAGTATATTGGCAGCGGTTAAAGCAGTTATGACTGATACAAGAGTTCTAACTCCGCTTAATGATTCTGGTGTTATTGTTTTCGCACCAGAAATGAAAGGTGTTGCATTCACCATAAACTTCGATAAATTAGAACCTATCTCAGGTAATGACGAAGTCATACCTTTTACTACTCCGCCAACGATTCCGCCGACGAACTGTCCGATGGCAGTGCCTATCTTTCCTAAAAGATTACCGCCCTCTTCAATAAACCAACTTAGTCCAGGTATTTGTGCTAATCCGCCAATAGCTGCTAAAACTAAAGAAAGTTCCGATACCACAAGCCCGACGCCAATCACTCCCGCCATCGCAGAAGGAATTAATCCAACAACTCCGGATAAAGCGTACATCAGTGCTGTCATCAATCCAACGGCTGCTATTGTCTTCAGTAAATTGGTAGTGTCGATACCATTTAATGCTTTTATGACACCCTCTAAAACTTTTCCTATCAAATTTACAACTGCCACAATAAGAGTTGGTACATGTTTTGCCAGACCGTTGATAACTCCGATCAATAATACTGCTAAAGAGTCTACAATTTTTGGTGTATATGTAGCTAATGAGTTCAATACTTCATAAATAAATTTAAGTAGTGAATCCGCTAACTGAGGTGCGTAATCGCCTATAACTTTGGCGAACGCAACTAAACCTTCTCCGATTTTTGTAGCAATTGTCGGAATCAGATTCAGAATTCCCGTTATGATAACAGTAAGTCCAGCGACAATTGATGTAGCTCCAGCAGTTAATGCCACGCTAAGCGCTGAAATACCAGCTGCTATAAGAGTTATTCCGGCACCGATACCTAATGTCGCAACGCCAAATAAAGCAAATGCCGAAGCCAATCCCAATATCGATGGAATTATAGGTGTTAATAAAAGTCCAGCCACACCGATCACAGTAAATGCCCCAGCTAATGTTAATAAGCTTTTAACTATAGAAGAAACTGACATTCCTCCTAACGTTTTTAACACCGGTGTAATAACTGACAATGCAGCAGCGGCAATAAGTAATGCGGCGGAACCGGCTAATGTACCATTCATGAAATTCAATCCAATGGCTAATTCAGCTAATGCTCCGCCTAACACAGTAAGACCCTTACCGATCTCGGTCCAGCTCATACCACTAAAATCTTTCATAGCTGAAGCTAAAACTTTCAAGGCAGCGCCTACAACAACCAATCCTGTTCCGATTAACAACGTACTCTTAGGCATAGTATTCATAGCTATGACAACTTCAGCTAAAGCTCCAGCCATTGTAGCCAAACCTTTGCCGATTTCATCCCAACTTAGAGATCCGAAATCTTTTACGGCCGATGCCATAATCTTTAAAGCAGCGCCTAATAAAATCATCGAAGTTCCAGTTGATAAAATATGCTTGGCACTACCAGTCAATCTTGTAAAGGCAGTTAATTCAATAAGTAAACCACCGATCGACGCAAGTCCTTTGCCTATTTCACTCCAACTCAGAGATCCGAAATTCTTAACAGCATATGAAAGAACTAATAATGCCGCAGATAAGACAAGTATTCCTTTAGCGGTTTTACCAAGCTTCTTATCAAATGAAGCAAATTTTAGGAATACTAATAATTCCGCCATCAATGCTCCTACTGACACCAAACCTTTCGCAATACCTTCCCAACCGATAGTAGACAGTACTTTCATAGCAGAAGATAAAATTAGGATTGCTACAGCTAAACTATTCATCAAACTTACCGCTTTTATAGTTCCTTTAAAATTTGAATCCATCTTTCCGAATAAAGCTAATGACCCAACTAATTCGGCAAATAAAACAGCGATTGCGCCTAACGCTTTGTTTAATGAGTCTGGATCTATTGTTGAAATAACGAAAATAGAAGCTGCTAACAATGCTATAGCAGACGCTATTTTTAATAATGCACCAGCTTTTAATTGCTCTTGATAAGCTTGGAGACATCCTCTGACATCATCCAAAACGCCCTTAACATTTTCGAGCATTCCTCCGGCGCTTTCGGTAATATCTTTTAACGAACCTGTGAATTTTTGAATACCAAGCAATATGCCAGCGATTAAACCGGAGTTGATGACTTCAAAAATATCACCCTTTCCAAGAACATCCGAAATTGTCTTTCCTATTCCACCAAGTACATTAGAAATTGCCGAACCTACTTGCTTTACAATGTTCCATAAAGTCTTGAAAAACTCTAAAAAGCCATTACCTTTAAAGGAATCAAAACTATTCTTTGAAGTATCACCAAACTCTTTGATCTTAGATATGATGCTCGATAAGAAATCAGTTGCCATTTTGACGGCTTTTCCAAACACATTAGTTTGCTTAATGTATTCTCTAAATTTTGTGATGTTGCCGCCTAGTGCAGCTGTAACTTCTAAGACTCCTCCGCCAACACCTGAAAAATCTCCAATGAGGGATGCAATTCCTTTACCAATTGCTTTTACGACATCGACTCCAATTCCCACTATGGAGAACAAACCTTTAAAAGTAGACTTTAAATTCTTTGATTGCTCATCACTTAATTTAAAAGTCCTTGTTAGGTCTCTGATACTTCTGGTTATGTGAAGAAGTTGTTTCGCAGTTGTTCGTGGAAACACTTCTCTGAATGCTTCTTTGATCGGTTTAATGACACTTAGAAGACCTTTGAAAGCATTCTTTATTGATTCAATGGCCATTTCACGACCACCCTTTTTAGCCCATACCTGCAGCATCTTGTTACGGGCATCTGACGACTTGTTAATGACATCACTGAAATAATCAGATACATCTGTCCAAAGTGTTTTTGCTTCTTCGAAATCGCCAATTATAAGCTGCCAGGTTTTTGTCCAACCTGAACCAAGTGCCTCTTTCAGGGTATCGATCAACTGAGTAAATGTTTTAACTTTCGTGGCGGCATTACCAGCCGTTCGAGCCATATCAGCCATCTCTTTGGCTTCTTGCTTCGTATAACCTTGACTTACAAATTTCTTAACAGCCGCTTCGTATTCTTCTTGAGTATCTGCTGCTGTAGAAAATTGAGACAATGTCTCAGTAAGAACCTCTTGTGTCATCCAACCAGTCTGGATTGATTCTCTGAACGAACCTTTAGTTTTTATGGCTTGCTTAGCACCAGTCTTTAAATGCTCAGATGTTCGTATAAGAGCATCCTGAAATACTTTACCACCCATACCTGCATTTACTACTGAGTTCCAATCCTGAAGATTTACTTTACCAGCAGCTAATGCCTGGGATAATTGATACATGGCTGTAGAAGCCTGCTGCGAATTTGAACCAGATACAGCGGCCAAGTTAGCGATACCTCGGATAGCATTGACCGAGTCGTCGAGTTTAACACCAGCTGCGGTAAATGTACCAATATTACGAGTCATCTCTGTAAAATTGTAAATTGTCTTATCGGCATATGTATTAAGCTCGCTCAAGGCAGCATTTACATCTTTAACAGTCGTCCCTTCTTTGCTAGTATTCGCAAGGATAGTTTGAACTGAATTCATTTGAGTTTCATACTCGGCAAAACCATCTTTAATCGGATCTGTTGTTAAAGCTGAGACTATTCTTTTTCCTGCATTAACAGCAGAATCGACAATGTTGTTCAACTGATGCTGTATTGTGGCTTGAAGATACGAAAATTTGGTACGTACTGTATCGACGCTATCGCAAAGTGGAGATAAACTAAACCGACTAGCCACCGAGTTAATATTCTCCAAACCTTTTGCTGCTCCTGATAAATTCAAGCTCTGCTTCAATCTATCAAGTGTTCCAAGACTAGTTTTAACGTTGTTTTCAAACTGTCGGTTGTCAAACTTCATTGAAACTATTTTCTCATCAACGGTAGCACTCATAGTTTAGTAACCTCCCTCCATGCTTTTTCTGCGATACTATCAAATATAGGTTGAATCGCAGGATTGATATAGTCTCTCCCCTGGACCCAACCACCGTTTCGAGTTCCGTGACCATACTGTAAAATGATAGCGATCGGAACCCCATTTTGAATGTTTGAATTATGGAATGAAATACTAGCCACTCCATTACTATTTTCGATCTTGTAATACCAAGAGCTAGCGGTTAACCCGGTTCTGACTGGTGTTGCCGATGAAAGAGCACTAACTCCGGCTCGTCCATATCGATCTAAATCACCAAGTTTTACGGTTTCTTTAGCTCTTTCGAGATATCGAGTTAATTTCGAAAAGTCGCCCTTTTGTTCAAACTTGATCATATTGCAAACCTCCAATCATCCCTTGGTATTAAATTTCTTTCTTCGATCAGCATTAAGCATTCGATTACGTCTTGCAATCTCACCTTTGCTCATCTTCTTCGTGTTGTTTTTAAGGTTGCACACTTTTATCAAAGTTAGTAATCTTGTCAGATGCCACTTTTCAAACTCAACCGGGATTCCAAGCGTTATCATCCAATAGTAAATTAGTTCCGAGGTTATTGTCTCAGAATTATGAACTGGGTTCTTACTACTTTCTAAAAAGTGCGTTGCTGTCATGGGAGCCTTTAAATAGTCTTCTATTGTTTTAAGATTGTCTTCTGATAAGTTCAGATAAACATATGGATCAACATTCTTTGTTAAAGTCATACATCTAACGTAATCGATTAATTCTTCAGGAGACACATCACGTTTAGACAAGAATGCTTTACACCACTTCGATTCCCATTTCGAAAGTGAGATTAATGAATGCTCTAATTGCAATTTTTGCTCTTTTACTTCGATAAACTCTCCGGTTTTATCGTCGTAAAGTTCTTTTTCTGGAACAACAATCTCAAGCATTCACATCACCCCTTTCTATAATTTATTCAACAGGTAACGCTGCTACATTAGCTGCTCCGCCCTGATCCTTTTCGTTTTTAATATTGATTCCTGATGGAATAATACCGTTAACAAATTGTGCTGCTGCATTTGCATCTGTGGCTAATTCCATAAACAAAATAGAATAAGCTTCTGTTTGTTCAAAAGCTGCTCGCAACTCATCTGTTTTAACAAATCTCTTTCCGTCCAAACTCTTCTGACCATATGCCTTAAGAATTAAATCTTTAAAGATCTTAATAATGGTCGGACCATCCTGAGCTTCGACGATTCGATTGATAGTCTCAACCAATCCGCCCTCGGTACTCATTTCCATCTCCATAACTTCTGCCTGCGACAGATTGAAATAGAATTTCTCAGTTCTCTCTACGTCGTTGTAATCTGTATAAGTAATTGTCTTGCAAATCATAATTAAGTTCTCCTTTCATAAAAAAAAGACCCCACCATTATTAGTGGGGCCCAACAATTTCCATTTTGATCTTTTTTACGGTTTAGCCTTCAGCCATAATTGTAGCAATCTCATCCGGTAATGGAAGACGAGCCGCAACACCTGCTGAGTAATACTCTCCCTCAGAGAATGTAGGAGCAGAAACTCCAGTAACCTCAACAAACTTTCCGTTTTCTTTTGTTACATAATTCTTGTAATTCGTAGACCAATCAGCTGGCTCCTCAGTCAACTTAGATGGATCTGATCCATAAAGGATGGTCTCCAAAGCAGCAAGTTTCTCAGCGTTTACCTTTGTACTGTTGATAGTGATGTTTGCAGTTGGCTTAAATCCATCAACATTAACCGGTGTTGTTGTAACTTCCCAAGAGAAAGTAATAGCCTCTGGCGAATCATTGATAGAAGCATATGCTTTCTCAGATGGAGCAGCTAATGCGCCATAGATGATATGCAGCTTGTAACCGAAATCGTTGTTATCAACATCATTACCCAATGTAGTCTGATAGCAAAGACCAAACTGCTTACGTTTCTGCTGACCGATAGAAACTCCAGTTGCAATCTCTGCAGTACCGTCACACTGACCGAACTCATCTGGATATGTATACGCCTCAATGGTGGCGCCAAACTCTTCGGTTGACAAAAGGTTCAAATACTTGATGTCATCCGCGTATAATGGACTTGCTTCTGCTCCAGATGGGCTTTCTGTTACTGCGGTGAGACCATTCCAGGCAACACCAAATGGATATTCTCCGCCTTCTCCCTGTGGGAAAAGAACACCCTTCTTTACACCAGTCTCATACAAACGCTCGCCTGTCTGATCCCAAGTTAATTTTCTGTTCATAGGTTTTCCTCCTTAATAATATAGTGTTAATACATCGTGATTGAGATTGTCTGAATTGTAGTGTCTATCATAAGAACAATACGGCATATCCAAAAGCTTATCTATCACTGGATTATCAGGTTTCTTATCAATCACAATAATTTCATACTGATTTCGTTTCGAATACACCGAGTCATTTGCTCTAGTAATTCGAATGTTAGTTTTAGAGTACACTATAGCCGGGTACTCTATCTTAACTGACTCAGGAGGTTGATAATATACATGGCCGCTTCCAAGCATTTCAACCAACTTACTTTGTAGATCAAGTCTGGTCCCCATTGTATACACCTCCTATAGTCAAGATAAGTCTCGGGTACTGAACCTCAATGTCTGAGATTTTCCACTTAGCACCCATTATTTCGACATAAGCCATATGTGAGCAATTCGCATAGGCAAATGGATCGGCAATTATGCTGATCACGTTAGAAATACTTAAGTCATCATTAACCCCTTGAGAATTCTGACGCTTCCTGCGATCACTTGTCATGTCGCCATAGTAATCACGTTCGATGATCTGCTCTTCCCATAGACCGGGTTCTGTTTCTGTAGTCACTGCATAACCAATTTTGCCAAACCATTTACCCATTTTGAATTCCTCCGTCTCTTACTTTAGGCAGCCTCTGCGGTATACTCTTCAGAGTAAATTACCGTAGGTGTAGCAGTTAATGTGCTTCCGCTCGCCTTTGTAGCTTTGATGTAGGTCAGAGATGCTACGCCTTCAGTCAAGTCAAAGCTAACCGGCGTATACTCGGTTGTGCCATCAACGATGATTAATCCTTCATGGAATAAATCCTGAAGTACTTCAGCCTTAATCTTTTCATTCTTAGCTGAATCTGCGTAAGCGTATGTATCTCCAGACTTAACATAAATCTTTGTTGCAGCTACATACATTGTGTCGTTATAATGATAAATTCTATCCATTATAGTATCCTCCTTTTAATCAATCAACTGGCTCTTCCAAAGCAATAGCAGAGTAAAGCTTTGTCAAAGAACCGGACAATCTTGTCTCCAGCATGTACTTGTAACGGTTGAAGTCCATATCGAAATCTTCGAATCTCGTCACCTCGCCGCCCTTTGTTGAACCGAACTGATAATCAGCAAGATTTACAAACAGACCAAGAAGTTTCTTAGTCTTGTTCTTTGAATCCAATCTTGTCAAACCTTCGAACTGCTCAACTGTATGGATCTCGTTAACATTCAAAGCTTTCGCAAGGTCAGCCTTGGAATCGTAAATACGACGACCGTTCAAGTCACGAGCTAACAGCATTACGTTAAGCAAGTGAGGTGTGCAGTACAGATCCGGCGTACCTGAACCTTTGAATTTCTCACGAGAATATAAAGCTGCTTCGATCATAGCCTCAGCCTTGATGTAGTTCTCGCTAAAGTTTGCTCCGGTGTTTGTTCCCTGAAGCTTAGTCTTAGCTGCTTCGAAATCTACATCCTGATGGATACAATACAGCTCATCGTCATGCCAGATAGAACGAACATGATCCTCATGAATCTTGTCTGGATCTCCCTCTTCACGACCGTCACCAACTAATGCTGCCATAGCAAGCTCCTCGTCAAGAATGTGACGCATCATCTTCCACTGATAAGCTACTACATCAAAATCTGTGATATCGATAATGTCATCACGATGCATGTCATCTTTAATGTAGATTGTCTGCGGATCAGTTGTTCTTCCGATCAGCTTAATCTTAGCCATCTCCTGCTTGTAGTTACCTTTCTTCTGATAACCCTTAGCACGAAGCTCAGCAATACGAGCATCAGCCTGGCGAGTACGAATACGGCTGATAGGGCTCTTGTGAATCTTAGCAATTGCAGAAGCGATCCAGGACTGATCTCTCTCGAGAGTCTCTGGCTCACCTTTCTTAAGAAGCTCATACTCTGGGAACAAAGCTTCAGTGTCCTCGAAAATACCATGCGCCAAAGAATCATCATTTTCCTCAGCGTAGATCTCCATGGCCTGCTTTAAGCTGCCTACATTGCTCTGTTTAGCAAGGGAGATAATTGCCATTTCATCGGAATGGCTAAGCACATTCTCTGGCTGTGTGTAATCATTGTCAAATACATTATGTTTCACTTCATTTCCTCCTTCATCATCGTCATTTGATCCGCCGTTCTCATCTAAAGCCTGACCGATCATTGCATACATTACGGTTTTCTGCTCCTCATTCATAGAATCAATTACGTCCTTGACGGTCTTTTCTCCGTTTTCATTAGACGTACTTTCTTTGTTCTTGTTATCATCCATCTTTTCTGGATCTCCTTTCTTTTCTTTAGGCTCATCTGCTGAGTGATAAAGCATGATGTTCTCATCCCATGATGCTTCAAGACTATCGTTTTCTTCCTCACTATGCGCCATAACAAAATCTACATATGCTCCAGGATTAGCACCGGCCAACACGAGACTAAGTTCTCTAATGTTGCCATGAATCACATCTTTACCCATCTGTTTGAGCTGATTTGCCCAAATGGAAAGTGATCTAACATCGCCGTTCTGGACCAATTGCTTAGCATGCTGCCCCTGCTCAGTATCATTGAACTTTCCGTATGCATAGACACCATCATCACGATTTTCAAGAACCGCATGACCAAGTACAGCATTCGGATCGTTGTGTTCATGATTCCAAACTAAAGGCACTTCGCAACCATCGTTATCTTTAAACGCATTCTTGCGAATGGTTCGACCATCGCCGCAGAGCAAATCATTTCTAGTTGCCCATCCGCTAAAGTCATAATTAGCCATTTTGATCTTCTCCTCCTTCATCATAGTATTCAGCTTCTTCTGGATTCACAGGCTGCTCTTCATTAGGTTGGCTAATGTTACTATTAACCAACTGATCAGCTTTTGGATCCGAAGACGGTTTCATTCCAATGACTTGTCGAATCTCATTCGACGTCATGATCTCATTTCTAGTAAACTTATCAGCAATCTCAGCGATATCGTTAACTGGAACGAGTTTGAATGGATCATTGAAGTATGCAACCGTTTGCATTTGTGAGCGAGCTGTTTTGCTCAGAAACTTTCGTTTCATCTCATCGACAATAGCAGATACTATTGGTTCGATTGTTCTGTTGTTGTAGTTGAGCATTGTCTTCTCGTCAGCAGTACCATTCATTACTTCCGTCGTGATGCCCAACTGACTGTAAACCATATCAGTCAAATACTGTATCTGATTCATCAGATTGTTCTCGACTGAACGATTTAACTGTGTAATCTTTTCAGTTCCATCGGTATAAGCTATACCGTACTTTGAGCCAGATAATTGCGACTCTATATCTTTGCGCCTATCCTCCGCCTGCTTACGTCTAGCCCCAGTCTTGATAACATAAGGCAACTGTATAATCAAATCTAACTTGTTCGATGCCGTTTGTTCATCTGTCACATCTAGCAAACTAAGTTTTCTTATAAGACGCTGCATAGTTGAGTTGGGCTCATTGACAACTGCATAAAGTGGGTTTTCAATAATGCCCACACTTCGTTTAGGCAATAAGACATCTTCTTTGTATCCCTTTCGATCGTTATAGACTTGTACCTTTACAAATTGTGGGTACCACTCTACAATTTTACCGACTCGCATGGTAAGAATATCGTAAGAGTCTGAAACATCGATATTACCTGTTGTGTCTACGGGAACTATCGCTACACATCCTTCATCCAGCATTGACATAACTACATCCTGAATAAATGCCCTTCCCGTTTGATCAATGTTGGCCTCAAGGGTGAGGCAAGTATTTAGTCCGTCTTCAATAGTACTTACAAAACGTTCATTCTCATCTAATCGACAGTGCTTGATTTTAACACTAGCAACATCCAACGCTATACGATTAAATATAGCTGTAACTATTGAACGCTCGTTCCCTCGAGATAATCTTGGTCTATCCGGTCTGGATGAATACCCTGGACCTAATTGTGGATAAAAACCTGTAGGGTCTCGATTAGTAAAAGCATTCCAGGCATTTTTAAGTCTGGAACCAATGGTTAAATCCATTTTGACGTTTCTCCTTTCTATAAAAAGCGGCAGAGAATTACTGGCCGTCACCCCTCGGTTTTCGTTCTATAAATTTGCCGCTATTCATCCCATTTAGTGATCCAGCTTGTATAGTGCTGCAACTGTAATTCCACCGTATACTCCAATAAGTGCTGCCGTGTTTCTAAGAGCTTGTTTGTTAGCTTTTTTACGTGCTTCTTTCATAGACATATCATTATCAACAACATATTTGGCGGCTTTCTTTCTCGTTGCACTATTGATTAAAAGTTTTTCACCAAAAGACGTCTTCTTGTTTATCTCTTTGTAAGTTTTATTTAATGCGTTTTTTCGTTCTGTTTTAGCCTGTTTGTATGCTTTTTTCGACGTTCTAACCTTTTCGGAATCTGCATTGGCACGTTCCCATCGATCTGCATTAGCTTGACGGTGCTTTTTAAATGGACTGTACGCCTGATATGCATGATTATACGCATCATGGAACGATTTGTTGAATGCTTTTTTAGCACTCTTATATTGTGCTTTTGTAGAATTTAAGTTGCTTCTAATGCTAGATGTGGGTAATGATTTCCTCTTACCCCACTTCATGCCTTTGACTCCGTAGTGACTTAAATAGTCGTCTTCCATTCGATTACCTCCTTATTCAAATGCTTCTCTATTAATCTTGAAAGCCACGAATGCGTCCATCATAGCGGCAACCGCATCAATCTTCGCATCGTAACGTTTCTTCAATAATTTACGGTTACCATTTGTATCTTCCATAACGATACAGTTACCCATTGTAAAAGTCATCAGACCCTCATCAAACAGAAGCATTCGTTCTTCTGAAAGCTTCTTCAACTCACCAAGTGGAACCGATTCCGTCTTAGCGCCCTGGATAACTTTCTCTATTCCGAAAGGTCCATTCTCGTTAGCCCATCTCTCAACAAATTCCTTAGCATTATAAGGATCATAGCCGAAACAACGAACATCATACTCTTGATCAGATATATGATTATCGAGATCCTCGTAAACTTCCATCATGTCAAGAATTGTTCCTGGCATAACGATAAGACTGCCTTCTTCAGTAAACTCCTCATACTTGAAACGCATAGCCGACGGTAATTTAGCCATTGTCGATTCAGTTATGTAGTTTCTGGTCTTAATACCAAAGCATCCGTTATGTAAAGGAAACATGAAAGTAAATGAGCAGAAATCATCGCCTTGCGATAAGTCTCCGCCAAGCGCACATGGCATTCCCCAATATTCTTTTTTCCTATGCGGAAGAGTTTCCTCATAAGTAAAGTAATAAGTGTAACCTTCCATAGGTATTCCAAAACGTTTAGCTAAAATATCGTTTCGAACAGCAGGAGCTTTCTCGGCTCTTTCGACGTCCAATTGATACGTTTCATAGGTAACCGTTTTACCAAGATTCGGATTGGCCTTCAACCACATGTTAGGATCATTGACTTCGTCTATGGAATCCAACTTATACCACCATATGGAAACATGTGGGTTGACGTATTCTCCTTTGAGTATATCCATTAATTCCATTTTGATGGTATCACCAGGGCCATTACGTACCGTACCTTCTGAGCTAACTGCAACGATCAAATAGTCATCATTCTTGGACGCTCCCTGCTCAAGAGCGCCGATGACATCTTCTCTAACATCACCGGACAACCACTCATCGACAGTATTGATTCGGCTATTCAAACCTTGAAGCTTATCAATAGTCATTGGTCTGATCTCAACTAGAGATCCGGTTAGGAAGTTCTCAATTCCTTTCTTAGTGGATGCCAACTTTGTGCGGTTTGCTTTGGATCCAGTGGTATTCTGTAAAGATCCTTCGGTAAGAAACTGAAACAATGGACCTCTAGCTCTAGTAAGCGCTGTTCGCATCGGAGATAATACTTCTTCAGCCTGTTTCATTGTCGGGGCAGTGTGTACCTGATGTGTAGTTGACGTGTCAACATTCAGATAATAATTATGTATATAAGACTCATACTGCGACTTGGCTGCTCCTCGAGCTACTATGAGATACTGCTTATTAATAAGACGTTTCTTAATCGTTTTATTAACATAGTGTCCGCCGTGTCCATCTGGATCAGGCTCATAAACGCTTCTGTCTACAAAGTAATACCATCCGAAGATCTGTTCTGCCCAAAGTTTAAATGAATCGAGAAGATACAAATCTTCGCCACTTGTTAATGTGAGTTCGCATTCACAATAATCAATAAAACCCTGAATTGCTTGGTCATCATACCAAACCCCAGGGTTAGCGATTAATGCGTCTATTCGATTCATCTCCATTGAGATCTCTTCACATACTGGTATTTCACCTCGAATAACGGCATCTCGAAACATGCCATAATACTTCGGGGTGGCCGTATTCGATAATGCCATGTTAATTCTCCTTAACTCAAATAATTTTCAGTTTTTCGTTTAACGTAAGAGTTACACTCAGATAATCTCTTAACACCAAACTTGGTTACATAACCTATTGTGTTAGCTGGGAGTTCTTTCATTATTCGTTCAGTGTTATATCGCTTATACAACTTATCTACAACTTTAGGATTGGCTTCAGTTACAGATTGAAGTCCCACTGAATCTGTATCAAACACGATCATAGGTCGCTTCGCATGATAACTTGAATACTCTTTGTCATTATAATCAAGTAATGCATTGTATCCTTTCTTTTTCAGCTCGGAGTAGAAACGATTTTGAGCAGCAACCTCTTGAGGGTTATGATTAGTAAGTGACAGATTCAACGCTTTGTAAATAGCAACTTTCTCTGATGATGACATTTTGCCAGGATCTTTATTCAATGCATTTTGAGCTTGCTTGAATAATAGTTGCTGGGTAGGGCGTTTCATCTTCTCTTTCGAATCTGCTATGGAAGCTTCGACGTTCTTTTTAAAATCTTTCTCTTTAAGCAGATTAGCTGTAATGTGACTTGCGTTTTCGTCCGATGGAACTTTTAACTTTTTCGTAGCATCAAGTTTAAGCTGATAAACTTTCACACTATTAGCATAGTCGCGTGCTTCTTTTGCAATCTTTAGATCTTTCTGACTTCCAGAAGCATTAGCTGTCTTCTCAGCTTGCTCAGCTGCTTTAGACGCTCTGCTTGTGAGATTCTTACCAAAGAGTCCCATATACTCATCCATATCATGTTTCTTATAAGTAGCATAAAAGGCAAATTTCTCAAATTCTTTCGAAGTTTGTATTCTGGCAAATGTAGTACCTTTCTTTAAATATGTATCAACGTATTGTTTTCCTGTAATTTGAGTTCCCGCTTTCTTTGCTAATTCGCTAGCTTTCATACTCAGCATAGAACTCATACGTTTTACAGGAGCTGAATTATTATTTTGATATCGTTTCTTGCCAGCCGGGGTATATGTGCCATCAGCGTATTGATAACGTCGAACACCCCACTTCTGACCTTTCACGCCATGATGACATAATTCCATAGGATCACTCACCCCCTAAGTTCTTTAATAGCTAGGGCGATCCCTAATGCCGAACTTGTCACTGCGAGCGCGTTCCCTGCATTGTCGAGAATTCTGCTAGCATACTCACGACCTCTGGAAGTCTTCTTCGTGTTAAACATATCATCATATTGTCGTTCCAACATCGCTCGGTTAATTTGCTCTCTCATTTCTTTATCTGTCATTTTACTAAGGTCCATTTTAGGAACCTTTCTATTTCTAGCAGAAGTGTCGACAGTCCGCTTCAAATCTCCAGAAAGATTACGTCCGGCATCAGCTAAACGTTTTGCTCTTTCTGTATCTTCTTTAGCATAACGATGGGCATCAAACTCCAAATCACTTCGACCATTCTTCTTAGAAGTCTTGTAGTATTTCTTGGCAGATTCGTCGTAATTGCTGAATTCTTTTTCTCTAGCATCTCGTGCATATCGTTTTCTACCTTGCGCAGTAAGGCTACCATCCAGATTCTGATATCTTCGAACACCCCACTTCATACCCTTCTTTCCCCAATGGCAAAGTACATTATCACTCATCACGGTCACCTCCTTACTAAAAATAGCCCATAAAATCTTTGACTTTTTTAGCAGTTCCAGCTATATCGCTAATATTTTGCTTACTAAAAGATACGCGATTACCATTTAAGGTTACTTGATGATTATTCAAATAACGGTTTACAGCATACGCTCCTGCTGAAACAGCGGCAGTTGTTGCTGCAGTTTTAACAGTCATGGTCATTCCTCGTTTAATAGCAGCCTTCTTAGCTGATCGTTTAGCAGCCACTTCGGGAGCTCTTCTAGCATGTGCTCTTTCGACATCATGTTTACTCATCAATTTACTATATTGTTTTTGAAGCTGTTTATTCGATGGGTCGACATCCAACTGTTTTTTTATTTTTTTAGCTTCACTAAGATACTTTCGAGAAAGATCTGATCCAACTTCTTTCTTAATCTGACCTTTACGATATGTTGTATTTCCTTTAAGCGCTTTTCGATAAGCTTTTTTATCTGCTCTATACTGCGTTCTGAGATCTTTATTACCTTTATTACTCTCATAAGCTCTTTTAGACGCATTGGCTTTTTTGCCAAGTTCTATAGCGTTAGTTTTTTTCTTGGTGTTTTCATTCCAATTCTTAAAACTCTTATCGATTTTTTCGTTTGACCTGCGGGCCAAAGCCGAACGAATGCCTGTGGAATGATATGATGATTTCCTCTTACCCCACTTCATACCAGGAACGCCATAATGCATTAATTCGTTGTTATTCAACATCTACACCTCCACTCTCTAATTCGGATTCAGTATACAATCTCCATTCAAGCTCTGAAATTAACTGTTTCATGCATTCCATTACAGAAGAACTCAATGGTGGATCAAATAACAATTTCACTTTGAGATGAATATAAGATTTAACTGAATCTAAATTCTGATCGTCAGTTATATAGTCAGACCAAACTGCTGACTTATCGCTGATTCTAAATCCTTTTGATGGACCGACTCCCATTTGAGTGAGGATCATGAAAACTGAATTTATGTGCATGACGATATCCGGATCAAACTGTTCGTATTCTTCCGTAATACCTAATAACTTCTTAATCGAAGTAAGTATACTTTCACTCATTATCTCGCTCACCTCTTCCTCATCTGTTAAATGACGGTGACGAAATCTTGTCTACAGAATCCTTCCAATCCGTCTACAGTTATTACTTTAAGCCAGCCATCATAAAATTTACTTCTATCAATTGTAAGTTCGTCGCCAACTCTGGCTAAGCAAACAATAGATCCGCCCATAGACGGCTTATTACGAATCTTAAGTCTAATACAATTGACTTTTCCGATTTCCTGTTTAACAGGTCCCTCCGGTTTAGTCGCTGCTTCAAATATGTTTTCAATAGGAACATTTGTTTCAACGACTACCGTCTCATTCTCCTCTTCAGTCTTATCAGCAGGTTCCAGGCCTACAGTGTCTTCAGTATTATTAGTAGGTTCTGGATCTGGTATTTGTTCTTTTTCCTTCTGATAATTCTGATAGTTTCGATAATTTCGATTACTCATCGTTTCCTCCTTTAATGTTTCCATGGACATGTATCATTTGAGCTCCGTTCAATTGGAGCTGTTATCAACAATTCGCTATCACCATAGTGTATTGCATCATGTGTTCTCTTTACAGTCGTTATCAAATTTTCTGGATCGAAAAGAATTTTGTTTCTTTCCAAAATATCCTCTTTTGAAATTGGGTTTATATGGTGAATCAATATTCTGCTATGAATTTCGTAACCTTCAACCCCAAGATCACATCCGTTATCTCTCACAATGATGTGATTACGAATTGCTAACCATTCTTTCGACTTGTAAAAAGTTTGATTCAAATATCGGTCGAAACCAAATGTTTCAACGCCAACTTGACCATCAAGCCTTAGGTATTCATATCTTTCTTCAAATGTCGGCAACGTGATAAGCTCCGAATATGTTCTAGTGAATCTCTTCATCTGGACCACCTTGCCCGGAATATCGTCGCATAGAATTAAGAGCATTTGTATAAAGCTCTTCAACTCTCTTCTGCGACTGCAATGCTTCCGTCTTTGCTCTTAACAGCTTGTTCTCTTCTTCTAACTTCGCTAATTCGAGTCGATTCTTAGTAGAACCTAACTTTAAAAAATGTGTTGTCTCCTGAGAAGAGGCTGTTCCATCTAATAATCGTTGCTCGACTAAATCAGTAGCTAGTGAAATAAGCTGATTCTCTCTAGCTTCTGGTGTTAAAGCAGGTCTTATCTTTTTTACTGCACCAGTAGCTTTAGCTTTAGCCATACTTACCTCCTCCTTTCATACGACTAATATTAAGTTTTGCCTCCTTTTATGTAGCGTTTAAATGAACTTATAGGGCCAGTTGAAAGGAGAAATTGCAGAACATGGCAGTACGTGCAACAGTAAATTTACAGGAGGCATAATCGTCATCAAAGACTAACCCTATAAGCTCGTTTAAACGCTACATAAATATAAATTGCTTTTCGAAAAAATCCCTCCGGGGAAAAAAT